GTCAACCCGCAGATAGCACTGAATGGGGAATGAACAACTTCACCGACAACCTTGGTATTGGATATCAAGTAAACAACTCTTGTGTTGTAGGTGTTGTAAAAAGTGGGGATGAATACGATTTATTTGGACGTTATTACACAGATAAAGGTATTTACGCTACAGTTCAAGCCCCAACAAAAGAAATGCTAGATAACCTAACGGTTGGTGTAGGATATGCATTTAATATGTGGAAAAGTCTTTATGTAGAACCTAATTATACTATAGGTTTGAAAGAGGACGAGAACGGAGAAAGAGAGGGAGATTTTAACATCGGTTTATCTTACCGATTCTAATTATTAACTAAAAATTATAAGAAATGGAAAATGTATTTAACATAGTAACTGGATTTATTGGTAAAATGACAACACTATTTATGGGGCTATTGTCCTTTGGAATATTGGCTGAAATTTTATTCGGAGCTCCTGTACTAGGAATATCTGTAATTGGTAACGTAGTAGATCTTATAAACTTATTAGGTAACAGTGGTGTCGTTGGTTTGATAGCAATTGTTATTTTATATAGCTTATTAGAGAAAAAATAAATTACTAATACTTTAAATTAAATTAAATTATGAATGAAATTACGGAAACCCTACAAAACATGGAAGATCAACTGCGAGGTGCAGCTGCTGACGCTATGAAATTTGAATCGGGTAATAACTCTGCGGGAACGCGAGTTAGAAAAGCAATGCAGAACATTAAAGGTCTAGCGCAACACGTTAGAATTGAAGTTCAAGAACAAAAGAACTCTGTTACAGCATAAGTAGTTAATAGCTACAAAAAAGAAAAGGGACGATCGAAAGATCATCCCTTTTTTTCATTTGTTTTATTTTTATTGAGGTGCTATTGTTACTTGACCACCCCAAACTAAATCATTAGTTGCTGAAATTGTTGTTACCTGTATTGCTAAGAAATTTGTAGCCGTTGCGCTAACCTCATCGCTTAATGTTAGTTGAGTGTTTGCTTTTCCTGATCCTTTTGAAACCATTGTTGTTGCGTTTATTTGGACTTCAAAAACTTCAATAGCCAAATCATTTTTATCATAAATATCAACGTGAGTAGCTTTCATACCTTCTGGTATTGAAACAAAAGCAAATAGCTCTGTAGCGTTATTCGCGACTCTCATACCATAAGTGGTTGCCCCTGGGTGTTCAAGATAACCCACGCCAAACTTTTGGTTACCACCATCGTCGTTAGCCATAAAATCTGATGGTATTAACTTTATTACATTACCATAAATATTGGGAGTAACACCAACCGCTTTAGCGAATGTAACGGTGTCATCTGGCATTGTAAGCGCTCCAGTCACCGTAACAGCTCCCGCAAAAGTTGCTAGTTTATCACTATCAAGAGTTAACACCACAGATTGTGTATCGTCACCATCTGTTGTACTAAACACCAATCTACCTCCGTTCTCAGATGTAGACCAAGCGGCATCAGCAAATGCTTCAATACTTGCACCGGTAACACCAACACTCCCATCACCTGCCTCGAATTCTATCACACCTAATCTATGATCATCCCCCATTGCGGCTCCATCACTAGATATTAATCTTATTTTTCCACCTTCTGTTGCGCTACTAGTTGCGTTATTTATTATTGCCATCCCAGTATCTGGGCCCTTAATTTTTATACCGAAATGATCATCAGCTCCGCTCATAGTTATATCTATTCCAATAGCTGTACTATCACCAGATGTAGCTCCAACTACATCTATTTCCATACCTTTTAAAGTAGACGTACCTAAACTCGCTGAAGTGACATCTAAATTAATACCTATATCATTATGTGCAGCCGTTCCACTACCCGCAACTGTTCTATCAAAATCAACCCACAAAGCACTTGCGTTTTGGCCTGTAGTTCCACTAGCATTTTTATCAATTAAAACACCTGTAGCCGCGCCGTTAGATATTACTTCTAAAGCAGTTGCCGCTGTAGCCGCGGTATTATTCTGTCTAAATTTTGCTATGCTTCTTATTCCACCAATACCACTAACCGCTGAATTATCATCTATAAACAAACCACTACCCGTAGTTAAAGCATCACACGATATATCTATTACATTACCTGTTGTAACAGCGTCTGCTGTTATATTTATCACGTCAGCAGTTGTGTTACTAGCAACTATATCTAATGCTATTTGATCACCTTCTTCAGCGGCATTAGTTATTGTCAAGGCAGTCGCTCCTGCTCCTACCCCTGGCGTTATAGTTGCATTTCCCACACAAGCTAAAGTAGTACCATTAAACGTAAGATTACTCTCAGCATTCATTGCATCCGTACCAGTTGCGGTTAACACTCTATTGTTACTCCCATTTGCCATAAAATCAGAGACATCTACGCTAAGTACAGAGCTACTAGCGTCTAATCCTGTACCAGCAAATAAAGTTGCTAAAGAAGCTAATGTTGTTCTTTGTTCGGTAGCTCCATCAGAATCTAAAGTTACAAGCCAGTCTCCATCGGCGGGTGTTGTAATTCCAAATTCAGAAAAATCTACAACTAAAGTTGGGATTGGCCCAGATAAACTACTACCACTTAAACCTGTTCCAGCTACAATCGCTGTAAGATCTCCGCTTCCACTGCTAACAGTTGCTTTAACAATTTTATTGTCTGAATCTAATCCTAGATTACCTCCACTAGCTATAGTACCAGTATCTATATCCTCTAAATATACATCATTTCTAAATCGAGAATAAAAATCCCATATATGTTGCCCTATCCATTTCATTATATAATCATATACTTACTTTTACCTTGTTCTTTGTAAGCTTTTAAACATCTATTTCTATTCTTTTCAGGTGACACATAGCTAACATGCAACCAATTAGGGTTATCATCATCTCCAAACTCCCAAATCAATTGATCAAAGTCTAAGTTATTTTTAATATATTCATACATATCTGAGTTGGCAACAACTTTAAATGTATCGTCTATATCCATAGCTTGGCCTTGACAATGTTGTGAAGTTCTTGAACCTCCAATAGCTGTATTTAATTTTTTACATCTAAAAAAACTATTAATTTTAATAGGACCTCCAACAAATTCTCTTAAAGGCTCGAATATTTTTTTAGCTATTAACTTCATGTTACTTAATTGCTCGTCGTCAGGAATATTATCAATTTCTCTACGTATTGCGGTTATGCTATACACGCCCTCTTTATCTGATACATGCTTACTTATCATATTAATTAATTTTAACTTATTATCACATCTACTGCCGGTGTTTCAGAAGCTGATTTAGTTAGTTTTATGTATAAACCGAATTCGCTATCGCTATTATCAAAAGAAAAATCATAAATCAATGACGTGTTAGCGGGAAGCAAAACTTCTTTCATAAAATAAAAAGAACCAGTTAATTTTTTTTCAATCCACAAATTAACAGAACAAGCGTTTGTACCCTCAACATTAGCTAAGGATATAGAGCTAACTCTAACTTTAACTCCAGGCGCTAATAATTCATTTGTAAATTCACCAGTTATATTGTGGTGTTTAAAAGACATTTACTATTCGTAGATTACCATATATTCCAAAGTAACAGAATCAGTATTACTAGGAGTTACGTCAATATCTTGGTTGTTCGCGTGAGCTGCACTTGTCCATACTGCTGAGTAAGGAAAAAACATCCAATCTCCACCGTATAGCCAACCTATTTCCTCTAATGCACTACCATCTCCTTGCCGTATACCAATCTTTACGTGTTGAGCAGTTGAAGTTCCAGTGTTTTTAATGTACACCTTCGCTGCTTTGTTTTCTGTAAGAGTTTGGCCTTGATAATGATCAAGATCTATAAGTTTTACCGTGGACACAGACGTTAAAGTTCTTCTTGATAAACCACTTGTTTGATCTAATCCTGTTGTACTATCAGCTTTTGTTAATGTAGCTGTGTTCGATAGCGAAATAGTGTTGTCTGATATATCAGTACTAGTTAATGTTATCGTTGCTGTTGTTGTTGCCATATTTATTTATTTTTTTATGTTATTATTATGCTCCTGTAAATGTTCTGCCTTCGTGGAAAATAGCGTATTCTAATGTGTTGACTTCATTAGGTGCTTTAACTTCAATATTTGCGGCCGCGTCTGCTTGGCTCCAAGGAATAAACATCCAGTCCCCTGCGTATAATCTACCTAATACTGTCTCGTCTATTGATATTATAACGTAATGAGCTTCATCAGTATTTTTATTTGCTATGTATACTCTACTCGCCTTACTAACTCCCGCTGCGGTAGAATCTAGTAATACATAGATATTGGTATCTCCAGGTATGTCTACTCTACCTGAGTCGTACTGAGTTAAACCAGTAGTTGTGCCCGCGTCATAAAGAGTTGTAGTAGCTGACAACGATAAGTTGTCGCTAAGCAAATCTGCACTAGCTAGCGTTATTGTTGCTGTTGTTGTTGCCATAATTTTTTACTTTTTTATTATTAATTAATTGTTTTTGTTTTTATATTGTTTAAAATTTATTCATTATAATTTCATCTATAGTTGCTTGAACTTCTTCTCTTGTTGCCCCCATTTTAAATCTTAAACAAGCTTGGAATCTTTTCACTTCCTTACCATTAAAAACTATTATTGTAGGTACAACTACTATACCAAAATCTTCTTTTTGTTGTTGTGTTATTTTATTCTCATCTATACTGACTCTTGTTATCCCACAATCTTCCAACGAATCTAACCATCTAACACTATTATCTTTATTCCAATCAGCATTAAACTCTACAACACAAATTTCTTGTTCACAGAATTTAAATTGTCCAAAAGCGTTATTACATACTAATATAAAGAATAATATTAATAAATAAGTTCCAAATATTTTCCAAGTTTCTTTCATAATTAATAGTACCCATTAAACGGATCTTTCATGTCCACAGGATTTTCTTTTTTATCAATTTTTTCAATATACTTTTTTATTTTCTCTAACTTATCAGTTACATCTTCTTTATCCATATCTGCTTCGCAACATTCGTAGACATCTTCATCTATAAGTTTCTTTACCAAATGTAAAGCTTCAACTGTTTTTATACACATAGTTATCTTAATTGATCTATTTTAAATTCAATTCGTTTAATATTCTCTTTAATTTCTGTTACATCATCTTGTGTGTTCATTATAGTTTGACGAATCAACTCGTCTTTCATATCAAACTCCATTCTAGTTACATCTGGTCTTGGTAAACTCTTTGCTTCGGCAATATCAGCCTGTAACACGAACCACATACTAATAATAGTTACCATAACGGCTCCAATTGCGATTAAAGTTTTTATACTTATTTTGAAACCAGTGTTTTCGTTTAATTCCTTAGTCATAGTTTTAAATTATAGCGTTTTCATTTTAAATGTTTTAAATGTTTTAAATTTCTTCTTCTTTTTCTTTTTCTTTTTCTTCTCTTTAACTTTTTCTTTAACTTCTAAAATACTTTTAGGTTTTTCCATACCCAAATCCCACCTGTTCCAACCCATCATTAAAGCTACACGTTGCCACGCATTATTCTCAGTGTCTAATGCTCCTTTAACATTGTTTACCTTAGTTACCAACCTGTCTAAAGGAACATTTGTAATAGCAGACGTTGTGTTACCAATAGCATAAAACAATGGGTTTTCTATATCAAATCCCATTTCCGGAATTATATCTTTATTCCATTTATAAGAATCTCCAGCACTCTTCAACTTTCTAACTTTAGAACCAATAGTTGGAGATATGTTTAGCATGTCAATCGCAACGTTCGCGTAGTCCGCTCTATAATCTTTTTCATTCTCATGTAGAAATCTTAACACACCATCTTTTAAAGCAGCAATAGAAGCCCCGTAAACACCCATACCGCGCAACAGAGAGTTTGACATGTTATTAGCAATTCTATCCTGTTTCTTAGTTATATAATCTTCTTCTTGGTCGTCAAATATTAAAGAGAACATTCCAGCTTGTAGCGATGAAAATATAAAGTTTTGTACAGCTGTATAATAAACTATCTTACCTATTTTGGACGTTAGAGAGTTATCACCAAAAGCTCCATCAAATCTACCGTTGGCTATATCTAACACTTCTTTTTTAGCTAAACGATTATATTGTAAAGGAGTGTTTGCAAATGGTAATATAATTCTACCAAGTGGAGATGCTTGTTCTTGTGATATTAAATCTGGTCTAGCTGACTGTTGAGTTTTTTCTGCAATCTCTTGAAAATCTAGAAATGCTTTTTTTTCAGCTTTTTTAGTTTCTAGACCTTGCTTTTCATACGTCTTAATTCGATTACGATAATATGTAGCGCCACCAGAGGCAATAGCAAAACTATCAGCCGTTTTTGTTGGTATAAAACCTTTTTTAAGAAACCAATCGAGTGCTGCGGTTGCTTTATTATTAGCACCATGAACATGACTAGCAAGTTCAGCTTCATTAACATTCATCTTCAAACCTGCTCGTCTTTGAACTAACATATCAGAATTCCATAATGTTGCAAAATCTTTCCAATATTGTGGTTGATTAGCAAAAGCTTTAGCTGCTGCTATTGGATTGTTCTCTCCCCAGTTTATATAATTCACCGTAGACAATAACTGTAAAGAGGCAGATCGCATATTAAAATTCATAATAGCACCAACAGCTCTGTTTTGCCAATTCATAAATTGATTTGTTATCTTATTCATACCAGCGTGTCTGTTAGTACCGTTCTCCATACGCCATAACATATCTTCTATAGCTTCTCTATGTCTTTCTCCGTATAGAGCTTCTATCTTATTTAAGTTGTTTTTATCAAATATAATATTTTTGTTTTCTATCCATTCAGCAAGGAATTCTTTTCTTCTAACTCTCTTGTTTACAGCTTCAAGATCTGCTGTTATGTTTTCCGCCAACCAATGCTCTGTAGGTTTAACCCAACCTTCTTTCATTTTTGATATTAAACCTAACTGTTCAGAAAAAGCTAATAATTCTCCATCATTTTTTATAGCGTTATTTAATGTTTTCGCATCTGCTTTTGATAATCCTGGAACCTCATAACCAGCCTCAGTCCATCTATGTACTCTCATAGCAGTATCATAAGTAAATTTCGTACCAGGTACTTTTTTTCGTAATCTATTCTTAGCTCCGGGCATTATTTTTCTTAAGGCTAAATAGTCGTTTGTTATAGCTTGTTTAGACGTGTTTATATTATTTACACCTTTTGCAAATGGTTTAAATAAATTTTTATTCCACCATTCTTGGTGCTCCTGTCCCTTTTTACCTTTACCAGCCATAGTATAAGAAGTTAATAATTCAAAATCAGATGCTGATGGAGGTAAAACCCAAGCATATTTACCTTTACCACTACCGCTTATACGGGCTTTAGCGACATCAAAAGTAATTTCTTTTCTAACGCCTTTAACTTCCTCTATTATTTTATTAAAATCGCTACTTAATTTTTCTCTACTATGTTGAATAGCTTGCTGAACTTTAGATTTAATATCTAATTGATCTAAAACCTCTTTAACAGCCTTAATGTTCTGCATCGCATCATCAGCGAAATATATATCATTATATCCCTCCTTAAACTTCTCAAGCACAAACATGGCTTTTGCCTCAGCGCTGCTACTCTCTAATGTTATAATGTTTTCAAAAGGTATTTTTAAACCTTGTGCATCTAAAAATCTAAATATAGGCATTTTAGCAGCGTGAGGTCTAGCTGTTATTACAAATTGATCTTTAGTACCAAACTTTTTAGCTCTTTCCATAGCTTTACCAAACAAAGGCCCTCTCTCACCCTCTTTTACATAATCAAATTCTGTAAAATCAAATTTAGCACCTTGAGCTTCTAGCTCCATGCCTTTATGAGCATATTCTCCAGCGTCTAATCTGCCTTTGATATAACCTTTAGTAAACTTGTTCATCTTAGTAGCTAAATCAAGGGGCATAGCATCCGCTTGTTTTAAGTTGTCTGTGTTAACTTCCGCAAAACTATCACCAAACAATTCTTTAAACGCCTCTTTATTATTCTGTACCGATTCATGAGTTTTTATTACTATCTTGTCTCTTAATGAACGTTCTTTTCTAGCGCGATTTCTTTGCAAAGCTGTTTCAAGAGACGTTTCAACAAACACCATTTGAACATCGTAACCCTTATTCTTAAATTCTTGAACGTGGTTTTTCATAACATTCAAACTATTACCAGTTCCGTCAATAATAATTCCATCGCCCTTGCCTTGAAATTTACTTTGTTTATGCTTAGCTATCATTCTAGCATCCCATCCAAGTGAACTCCACTTACTTGCTTGTTCTGGAGTAAAGTCTCTCATGTCTGTAGGTAGTCCAGAATTTTTCGCTAACCATTGAAGTGATATATCTTGATTAACAACCTTGAAACCTTGTTTTTCTAAACCTAGTCCTTTAATTACAGTTGACTTACCTGAACCAGGACCACCAGCCATAAATATAACTTTTCTTCCGGGAGCGGGTTTACCACTTGGATTTGGTAAAGTATATCTAACGCCAGATTTTGTTCTAGCTAGCGTATCATCAAAATCCCAAGCGCTCATACCTTTTTTAGGATTAGATTTAGAATGTAGCAATACAACTTTAGAAACAGTATTTAGGTTTTGATTAACCTCATGTTGACTCATTTCTTTATTGTATAAATTCCCAAGAGCAGTTTTTTTATTTTTGTTTATTTTATTCCAAAGTCTCTTGTTAACAACCATGTCACGACCAATAATGCTACCAGTAGATAACTGTTCAAATTTTAAACCCGCCATTAAATCATATGTCTCAGGATTGAATATTCTAACCAGCGGAGACATGTTTGGTCTTGAATATATAGGTATTCCGGATTTGTAAAACTTATTTAATGCAATATCATATTTCTCAGGCATATAAGAAACTCTATAGTTATCCATTGTATTATTAAAATCTATACTTGGTTGAGTTTCTTTTCCTGATAATATGTAATTTAACGCTCTTAAATTTACTTTTAAAGCAGGTGTCATATGTTCTAAAGTCGCTAATCCTTCAAATTTTCCGCTTGGTAAAAAATCTAATATAGCAGACGTTCTAGTTAATCCTTTAGGATTCGCGTTCATTAACTCTAAAACTGCAACAACCTCGTCAACAGACACGTCCTTACTATCGTACATGTCTTTAAGTTTTCCAACAACTTTTCTAAACGCTTGATTATGTTCTTGTTGAGATTTTATAGTTTGATCCTTGTGTTTCTTAACAGTCTTCATCTGCTCAGACGATAACTTTCCTTTAGTAGCTATAGCAGGTAATTTAGTATGAGAACCAATTTCACCTTTCTTAGTTTTTAATACCATTCTACTATCAACCTCTCCAGTAGTAACACCTTTTCTATTGTCTTGTGTTACCTTTTTCCCTTTTTTATTTAACTTAGTAGGTTTCCAACCTGGAGTTTTTTCAAACGTGTTTATATCAGTAAAAAAAACTTCACCTTTACCTATTTTAGCTGGAGCATTAACACCTGGATATAAGAAAGCTTCTGAAAATTCTGGTCCAAAATGTTCTGCTAACGGTCTTAAAACATTTGTTCTAACTATACTAGCGAATTCAGGGTCTGTTATAGATTTAAGTTCTTTTTGCCCCGTTCTACCCTCAACTATTGTCTTGTAGTACTGTCGTGGGTTTAAAGCATCGTATACTAATTGCTCTGTAACTATTTCCTCAACAGAAAAATCTTTTAATATAACATCTTTCTCAGGTTTTCTAGAATATCTATCATGTATAACTTGCCAATCCTTAGCTATACCTTCTATTACTTTTCTATCTAAATAACCTCTTTCTATTTCCCCGGCAAATATATTGTTAAATGATGCTTTATAGTTGTTACCTGTTTTAGACAATATACTTTCTGCTTGCTGTTGTAATTTAGTTATTATATGTACTCCCTTTTCTGGGTCTTTTTTAATTTGCTCTCTTAAGTCTTTAGAAAATGCTAATAGCGGTTTACCCTCACCTAATGCAATAATATCAGATAATGGTATTTTTCCATCTTCCACTAGTTTTTGTCTAGTTCCCTGGTTAACAAACATTCGCTCAGTTAACATCAACATGTCTTTTATCCTTATACTAGTGTTGCTATCTTTTTTATATAAGTTAGGATTACCTCTTTCTGTTATACCCACAAAATCATACATTTGAGTATCAGTAATATTAGGTTTTTTGTACCAAGGATAATCATTACCTACTCTTTTAGAACTTTTATTATAAAACTCATTTTTTACAACCCTTGGAATCCAAGTGGTTTTCTTTTTTGCTAGGAGATTAGTATGGCCCTCAGGTAAAACTATATTTATAAACGGGCTAGCTCCCATTTTATTCATTTTCATTTGTATAAGCTTTATATCTTGCTTATTTAAATTGGCGTCTTCTAATAATTTCTTTTCTATAGAATCAGCTATACTAGTTCCTAATAATTTTTTACCTTTTGGAGATTTCCAAAAAGCACTACCGTCATCTACATAAACAAATTCTTCTGCAGCTTTTATCTCAGCTTCCTCTTTAGAAAGACCATCCTTTATATATCTTTGTACAGCATCGGCTTCACCAATAAATAGTTTAGCCACATCTTTAGTAACAAGTTTTCTTAAATTTTTAAACGATTTTCCTTTAGGGTCGATCTTTCCAGATTCAACCATGCTATGTATTTTTTCGTTTAAAACTATACCAGCATCACCAAACTTATCTGCTATCATAAGCTGTTTACCAACAACTTCTTTTGGACCACTAGGCTCCGCTTTTAATATTGGAGCGCCTTCACCCTCTATTGGTTTTTGAAATTTCTCTTTCTCGTATTTATCTAATATTGCTACTTTTCTTTTACTAATATAGAAGTTCATATAACCAGATAGGTTATCGTTTATTGTAGGATCAAAATCAAATAGTGGTTTTTGTATTTGTATTTTAACGTCCTCTATAAATTTACTTTTAGGTTTACCAAATATATCGCTTCCTTTCAAGCCTTTTAATATCACTCCATCTAATAATCCTGGTTGACCCCTTTCCCCAAATAATTTTAAATAAACTTCACCAACGCTTCTATCCCATTCAGCTTTATTAAGTCTTTTCCCAAGCTCTCCTTTTACAGTTGGTTTTTTATAGCCTAATTCTTTTATCTCTCTTTCTCTTGATTCTTGTATAATCCCTTCACCTTTATCCATTCTTTCTCCTTTAAGACCAAGTTCCACAGCTGATTCTAAAACTTCTCCTTTTGAAGCGGTTCTATGGAATCCCCTCATCATGTTGTAAAGATCCCTACCTGTTTCAGGTGCTGTCTTTTTACCTCTTTGATATTGAGGATATACTTTTCTTACGAATGGTAAAACAAACTCTGATAATGTTTCACCAACACTAGGAGTATATTTTATTTGTTCACGAGTTAAAGCAGTAAAATAAGTATTTAAATACTCTTCATAATAATGTTCTTTAGGCACTTCTTTTCTATTACCTTCTTTATCGTATTCATATTTATAATTAGTTTCTATTAGACCTTCTATAATTCTACTTGCTTTAGGATCATTCTTTTCAACTATATCTCTAAAGGCATCTATAGCGTTTATACCTTCTTTCGTCATTACACCATCGGCATTTTTGAAAGAATTTCTTAATATACGATGTATAACCTCATGCATCTCAGTGCTAGGATTCTTATTGGCGTCAGCTACTTCTTTGTTTATAAATATTAGATCTTTGTATCTATCATAAAACCCCTCACTTTCATTAGCCATTTCTCTAGCTTCTTTAATATCTACATTATATCTTTTAGCTAATTCTTTAGAATAAGTTTCGTGATTTACAATTTTATATCTATCATCAGCTTCTAATTTTTTAGCATAAGTTTTCATTAATGCGCCGTATGTTCTCTGTATCTCCTTAACCTTAGTGTTATATATATCGTAAGAAGTTCCTATTTTTTCGTTTATAGCATCTAACTTTAATTGCAACTTATCTAACTTAACATTGTTAATTCCCTCTGTTTCTGGGTGATTTTTTATTATATCTTTTAACTTACCAATTTCAGATTGTATTTCATGCCCATTTACTATCTGTCTTATAACGTTGTCTCTTTCTTCTCCAAATATCCTAGCCGCGCCTGGAGCATCTAATTGATCCACTATAGTTTTATAAGTATCACGCATCTCATCTAACTTTCTTCCATTTGCAGAGTTTTTAGAAAACCCCATTCTAGATTTCATTATATCATATTCATAATCTTTTAAACTATGTAAACGTTCTATTTCTTCCGGTGTAAATTTTTCTTTTTGTAATATTTTATTACCGAGAGCGTATGTGTTTTCTAAAGCTTCGTCCTTCTTACCTTCTTTTTTAGCTAATTTAATAGCATACCTTCTTTCGTTTTCCCAATGTAAATCCTCAGACCAAGTTTTTACTTGTTTTATTTTTTCTAATTTTTCACTTTCACTTAAGGTTTTATCTTTATTTATATCCCTTATTTTTGTATCACTGGTTGTTTTTATAGTGCTATTAGTAGAATTTACTTTAATACCAAGACCTGTAGCGGCATCATTACCTCTAACAGTAGATCCCTTTAAACTAGCGATACTACCACGCATACCTCTATACATATTAGTCGCAGTAGCCTTACCACCTAACATAGTCATACCAATAAAGGTTTCTATCATACTTCTCCAACCAAGAATTTCTTTCCACTGGTCTATAGATTCATAATTACCATCTGCCATTAATCTATATTGCTGATCATCGCTTAGTAGTTCCGAAGCTATTTCCCCAAACTTTAATACCAATGTTCCTGTTGCGGCTTGTGTTCCAGCACCACCAATGGAAGATAAAAGAGTTGGTTCTGCTGTTTTGTTTAATCTACCTAGCACACGTGTAAAAAGAGATTCTGTTCTTAAAATTTTATTGGTTATTTCTTTTGCAGCAACACCCCCAACACCTAAAGCTATAGCAAACTCAGGGTGAAACTCTTTAGTTTTTGTATTATATACCATACCTTCTGTACCAAATAATTCACTAGACACTAAATCTGCACCACCTAAAACAACTAATTCCTTAACACCACCTAAACTAATATCCACAAATCGCCCGTATGTTCTACTTTGGTTAAGACTCTTTAAACCTGTTCCAAGTTTATTAAGACCCGTTTTTAAACCAGTCTCAAGTGTTACAACCCCTTTACCTCTTTTTAAAACACCTATTGGTAATCTTTTAGTAATATAAAGAGCGGCTGCTAATTCCGCAAAATGATCTACAAAATTTCTACCACCTTCTGCAATACCTCTAACTGTAGAAGTACGCTCTTCACCAAAAGTACCACTACCTTCACCAATACCTGTTTTTAGTTTTAAACCTAAGTTTGTTTCTGTAAAGTCATTAAATATTTCTAACGCCTCATCGTTGCTTATAACATCTGCAGTTCTATTGTCTATTATTTCTTTCCAATGAGCTTCTTCTGGTAACAAAGCAGGATTCATATTTAGTTCAATAGCCCTAGTTATAGTTTTTAATTTATCTAAATTTCTATTATGTTCTTGGGTTATGGGTGAATTACCCGGTAACGCATTTACTTTTTCTATAAGTTTATTTGCGTTTGCATTAATTGAAACACGTCTTCCTAGACCTACATTATATAACGCTTGTCTATCGGAGCTTGCAAAACCACTTATATGATCAGTAACACCAACTCCATACTTAGCCATTCCTTTCCAATTACCTCCAGTAGCATTTCTTGCTGCAAGTTTTTGAGAAGCAATAAATCTAGCGTAAGCATTTCTTTGTTCGGCCATTAAATCATCTAAATTAGAAGAAGATTTATCAATAGCCTCATTTTCCATATCTATAGGTATATAATCTGTAAACTTCCCATTTTCATCATAAAGTTTTTTGTAATCTCTATCTTCAGCCATTTTATCTGCCGCCTCTTGATCTCCCTTTTTAATTAAATCTTGTATATCTTGATCATATACAGATAATAAATTTGGAGAATATTCCGATATTTCAGCATCTACTTGTAGTGGATCATTATTGTTTCTTTGAAAAACAAACCCATTAACTTTCTTAGTTTCAGCAAGCATTTGTTCTTCACGCGCAGATAATTGCTCTTCAGATTGATCATAATAACTTTCATCACGCTCTATATTATATGTGTCTCTTGTAATTTCAGGTTTAGGATCACCAAAAATATCAGGATTAGCATACCATATATCATCTCCTAAACCGCCATTTTCTTTAGATCTAGCGTCTAACTCTGGTTGTGATAGTTTAAGCGGGTTGTTCTCTTCAAAATAAACTTGAGCTTCTTCACTACCTATTTGGTGTAATCTATGTTTGTCTTTTTTATAATCGTTTTCTTGAATAGTATAAAATTCAGCAACTTGATTAGATATCTGATCAGTTGGTTGCATAAAAGGATCTGTCTCTCCATTGTCATCTGGAAAAAATCCAAAGTTAGGATCTGGAGTTAAACGATCTTCATCATAATAATTAGGAATTTGTAATAAACTTTCTAATTCAGTTTCAACTTCTTTTTTACCACCACCTTTTTCCTCAGCCGTCGCTATCTTCTTTATTAACGCTAAAGTACCATCGTCTGACTCTCCATCTGGATCTTGTATCGTGAAATCTGTTTGCTTCTCCACCATTCCAAGATTTGTCATTCTTTTCATGAATGTAGTGAAGTCTAAACTTTGATCTTCTGCAGAAAATTGTAATTCTTCCAAAGTATACTCATCTCCGTCGTATTCAAACATATTATTATAATTTATTTATTTTATCTTTCAACATTACTAAGAGATTCGCTATACTGTTCCAACCACTCCATAGCTGGCATATCATCTATCATAGACGTTTCTGAAGCTACCTTAAGCTTATCTATTTTATTAGCACTAAACTTGTCTGGATAATATTCTGTTAATTCATTATGTTCTAACATTTGTTTTTTACTATAACTAATAGTACCGTCTGCCGTCTCTGTTTCATATTTTTCATTTTCTGGATTCCATTTCCACGTTATACCATCTAATGATTTCATTTGCGGTTGTTCTGCTTCTATCTTTTTAACTTGCCCATCCATTTGAATTTTTGTTTTATATCCAAAACTAAGATTAGCTCCTTTAAATGTTTTGGTTTTATCGGGTCTACTTACACTACGTCTTCTACTTTTAATACTTTTTGCTTGCTTAGCCTCCCAATTGCCATAAGAATTATTATGATATCGTTGAGAAGCTCCATACATTAAATCTATAATTCTTTGACTAGCCGCACTACCTTCATTAAAATCTAAATTACTCTTCATTAACTCTAATTGTCCCTTCCATTGTGGTGTACCAGGTGTAAAACCTTGTTCTGTTAACATCATATAAGCTGGAGAACTTGATTCCATTTTTCCACTAGAAAAATCATTAGCAGTACCTCCAAAAAAGTAACTACGTTTAGCAGCATTAGAAGATCCATTAACGGAACCTGTTATTTCATCATACGTGTATTTCCCATGCATTTCATCCCAAACTTTTCCTTTTTCGCCTCTACCTATACTGTTGTCTATATAACCTTTTTGGATTCCTTGTAAACTATCATCTTCATTATCAGGCCAATCTATTTGATCATAAGGTATTGTGTCAACAATCATATTACCAGGATTATTTGGGTCTTCTATCTCCTTCAATAAAACAATTTCACCACTATTTGGATCAATAGACATGTTTTTAAATAGCGTTCCATTTGCTAACTGTGCGGCATTTAGTCTTTGATCAGATGTTGTACCTGAATTCCATTTTTTACCAGTAAAACCAGGAACATCTTCATTTAGTTCTAATAACCCCTGTTTCTCATATAAAGCATGTTTAGCACTTAAATCCTGAAACTTCATATGCATGTTTTGCATTTTTGAATAAGCAAAATCCATCATACTCTGTCCTTTTTCTTTTCTTTTTGAAGTTAATCCCATTGTTGCCATTTTAGATCCTTTATCGTATTCTTTAGTCCAATCTTTTAATGCTGTTTTAAACACTGGGTTTAATTCAGCACCAACATCATGAACTAGAGTATTAATATCTGCTTTTGTGCTTCTGGATTTTTTTCTCAAATCAGTTAATTCATTCAAACCAGCATCAAAACGTTTCATTGCTATTGTTCCTACAAAACCTAATATCTTATCTATCGTATCAGCTAATTCAGCTTGACCTGATCTTGCTTTAGCTCTACTAGCATACCCAGCTCGAAACATTGCATGTGGATCTATTACTCCCATGTTTTTAATTTTTTATTTTAATATTTTATCCAAATGTTCTCTCCAACCAAGATTTATCAGCTTGTATTGATTCTTCTTCAGCTTGCTTTTGCCCAGCGTAAAAAGACATTAATCCTTGAGATTTTTGAAATTCTAAATTTCTAGCATCAGTTGCACCTTGCATTTGCATTCCCTGAACTTGCATAGCTCCCTGAGCTCTTGCTTGTGAAGCTTGAAATTGTCCGCTAGCCACTGCTTGTTCTCTTTGCGATAGCATTTGTTCAGCGCTTTGTGCTCCTTGCATTCTAGCCATTTGGGACTCCATACCACCTCTTGCTATTAATTCTTTCCTTTGTTCCTGCATTCTTTGTATGTCCATACCGGCACCGGCTTGTTTCATTTTAATTTCTCTTTCTTGTTGGCCAATACCTGCTGCTGCTTGTTGTGCTTGTAGTTGTCCTTGTTGAGCCATTGTCTGTGCTAGAGCTGCTATACCACTACCACCGGCAGCACCTTGCAATCCTTGCATTATATTAGCTTGTTGTTGCATTTGTTGTTGCTTCATAAAATCGGAAGCTCTTTGATCAACTGTCATATTTGCATACATATTATTCATCTCCAAATCGCCAAGATCTTGATACTTGTTTTCAAACCCTTTAAATTGATTTTTAAATTGTTTATTTTGGAGATCAAATCTTACACTCCCCATTTTATTTGTTGCTCCAGCATATAGATTTTCAGTACCTATACCTTTAAAAATATCTACTTGTTCTTGTATATTCGTATCATATTCTTCCTTCCAAGAATCATCTTGGCCTTTGTGAATTCCTAATGGGTCGAAAATGTTCCTCCACTTATCTTTTCCTTCATACTGCATCAACCCTAATTTATTAAGAGGACTATCTTTAGAATTACTAGAAGAATAATTTTTCTTAAAATTTTCTACTAATTCTTTAATAGGACTACGTCTTAATGGAGTTGCTTTATAATTTGCCATATTATTATTTTTATCATTTATATAGTTACAGTTTTTATACTTTTTTTACCTTAGACAGCTGTTAAGAACCTTTCCACATCAAAAGTACAACTAGGAGTGCTATCTGAAATTCTTAAAATTTCAATAGTACCTGTTATAGTTGCTATGAATCCAGCGTTTTTAAATACTAACGTCTGCCCATTCTGTAAAAGATGTCCTGTTGGAGAAACAGTTAAATTGCTAGAAGATATTGCTGTAACAGTGGGATTAACACCAGAAGATTTTATATTAACACCTGTTACGATACTAACATCATCCATTATACCAGCTACACTAGCAACATCAAAATCAGATAATGCAGCGCTACCAGTTGCACTAGCATCACTAACAGTTGTTGTCACATCTGTTAATTCTACTTTTAAATTACTTAACTTAAATATGTTACCATTAAATTTTGCTATATTTTCTTGCCCATAAGCATAAAAAGCCACTGTATCATCAGCTAATCCTGCTGCTTGCTGTTTGTCAAATGTAAGATTACCTAATTGTTTTGTAACTTCACCTTTTGTAATAGTAGGTTTATAACCAAAGGTATCCACTCCATCAACATGAACTTTATTTAAAGTCGTTATAGTAGCAACTTTAGGCTGGGAACTTACTGCGTCTTCTGCCTCTGATAAATATGTTGCTAATTCATCTTCTGATAAATAAGTATCCATTAAATCTATACCATCTCTTTCTATCGCCCCCCTTATATCGTCAACAGATGTCATAACATCTGAAAATTCTGTTACTGTTAATGTTTCATTATAAGGAGCTATTACAGTGCTAGCAGTAACATTTGTACCTATTAAACTCATGCCATCTGTTAATCCATGTATACTACTATTGGATTTAATACTCCATCTATAATTTCCACCACTAGTATCTTCACCCTTTATAACTAAAGCGCTACCTATAATCCTGTCTACAGTTACAAACACGTCACTACTATCAGGGTTTCTATCTTTTTTTATAGAATGTCCAGAACCAGCTGTTATAACAACTGTAAAATCTTTTTTAAATCTATTAGCACTTCTTCTTTCAACTGTTAATGTGTCAGGTGTAAAAGAAACTCCGTTCCAAATCTCACCACCATCTGCTAACGTTGGCGCTAATGCTGTAATTGTAAATGTTGAAGAAGTATACTGACGTATTACTTTTGTTATTAATTCAGAATTAGATCCACTTGAAGAATTTATATCAACACTACCATCAGCAAATCGAACTTCATTATAAGTAGTGTGTTTAGTATTGTTAGACGCTTCAGCAAACAGGTAAATATCATATTGATCTTCATCACTAATTTTTGGAAATACTATATAATCTTTATACTCTAAACTAATTATAGATCTTCTTAAAACTGACTTTGCTGTTTGAAATACTTGTGATGAAAAATTATAGTATTTACCATCTTCATCTCTAATTTCTAATCTAAAGATGGCACCTTTATCCCCTATAATAGTAAAATATCTGCGTTCACCATTAGCCGGTACATTGCTAGTATCTAAATTAAATTTCTTTATAGTTTTCATATTATTTACTACTTATTTCGGTTATGGCACCCACTTGAAATAATTCAGCCTTAATTTTTGAATCATTTACAAAATCAATATCAATATAATATCCTAGCAATCCAGATGTATTAGCTATTTTATTTTTAGAAAACATCAAAAAATCTCCCGTACTAGGTATAGCGTTAGAAGTAGTGTTATCAACTGTAATGCCAGTTCCAAAAACCCCGGTTATAAACGCTGTTATCGGTCCAAGTTCTACAATACTTCCAAAATTACCTTCGAGAAAAGCATCTGAAACACCACTAGGTGATGTAGATAAAACGGGTACAGAGTAAACTATATCCCCTATTTCAACAGATTCATTTATTTGATTAATAACAATATCAAGCATATCTTATTTTTTTAATTTTATGCACCACCACCACCTGTGCCTGTTGTTCCAGAACACGCTGGCATTCCTGCTCCTCCACAACAACTCCCATCATCACATTGTGCGCCACCACTCCAATTCGTAGCATTAGAATCCGTGCAACCAATAGACCAACAACAACACGAAGTTTCCTCACTAGATTGTGCACCACTCCACGATGAATAAGGACCTGTCACCATCCCCAACGCACTGGCATTAAAACCTAAAGTACCATCCCATGTTGATGGATCACCACCAGTACCTATAGGATAATCTCTAAAACTCTCCTCTGCCGGCGTACCATTACAAGCTGCACATGATCGGTGTTGATTTTCGTTTATATCATAGTACGGGTTTAATTGCGATGGAAACCCCATCGGGCCACCGATTGAAGGATCCCAACCCTCATATTGATAACCTATTAAATCAAAATTATAAGCCATAGGATGTAGGCATCCAGCCGAGAAACAACACGCATCCATATTTACAGGTGACCAAGGGTGCATAATATCAAATAAATCATAAGTGATTGGATTGTTATTTGAATCCACCCAACCTGAGTTAAAAGTGGTCATGGAATACGCCATATAATTATAAGCCCCCCATTGTGAACCCTCTGTCCACGCGCCATTTGGTAACAATCGTTCGTAAAGTTCGTTTGTGGTTTCATGCCAAGCTGTACCAGTTGGTGAAGTTTGAATTTGAACTCCATCATTTTCAGGCATAAATTGACCAAGAACAGTCATAGAAGATATAAAGTAATTTATATCACCAACCATTCCTTGTTTTATTGTTACTGTTGAGTTATCTATACACCCTTCTTGATCTCTTATACAACAACCTTGATCATGGTAATTAGCATCCACCCATTCGTCACCAATAGGGAAATTCGGTACAGGTATATCCATAAAAGGTGCAACTGGCCAATCACCAGCTCCAGGAACTGGACATCCTCTACCTAAATTCCAATTAGCTAAAGTATATGTTTCACCATCTACAAAGCTTACATCTTGTGGAGCCATAGTATCAACACATCCACGAATTAAAGGTCTACAACTACCATCATCAACCCCAACATTATCATTACACGACACATTAGAATTAGGATTTGAAGCAGTGGAACAATTATAATTCAATGCCGCTTGCCCAGGCGTAAGAGATCCACCTGCTGTAGGATAATGTCCTCCATTTACCTCTCTCATATTACTTGGTACAATTGACGTATAATCATACGTACCGTTTGAAGGATAAGTGCCAATATCGGTACAACCCATTACATAAGTACAACCATTATTTGCTAGTCCTTGTAATCCTGAACTTAAATTACCTCCAGTTCCTGAAGCGGTTACTGCTGGATCATAATTTGAAGCTAAATATCCTATTTGAGCTCCCCCAACGGCTATACAGTTGGTATCAGTAGACCATGGGTCTACAAATGCGTTGTTTGCAAATAGACATGGATAAGAGCCTGGACCACCGGTTGCTCCTTGCGCATCTCCGTTAACATCTGCGTTATAACCTGTAGTCGCATCCATACAACCTAGTATAGTGTAAGTACAACATCCAGTACCTGGACTACTATTGTTACACGCTATTGTGCATGCACTAGGATTTCCATTAGCATCTCTGCAAACACCAGTTGCATTCCAAGTGTTAGCATCACCGCTGTTAAAATTATTTGCATTGGAATCCATACATCCAGCACAAAGTATATAATCGCAACTACCATCATTAGTGTTAGCGCTTGTGTTAAAATTACACGCACTAGGTTCAGTACACCCTAAAATTGGAATTGCTAAAGTTGCAGTGCTATTGGTACCAGCATCATAGTCTGTATTAGAACAATGACCGGTAACTTGAACATCATAATCAGTACTTGATGTAAGACCTGTTATAGTATATGTTGGGGCTCCTGGACCAGCTGTAGCAGTGGTTGTATCAACCGTCCAAGTAGAGGTACCTGTTATTCTGTATTCAATTGTTGCTGTATATACCAAAGCATTATTTGGGGATGTAGTGTTTTGAGTGCTAATATCTACATCTATAGTGGTATCTGTTTCGTTTGATAAAGACCAGGTTGGTGGACTTGCACAATATTCACAAGTACCATTATTATTAGTAGCTAATGGATCATAATTATTTGCTATTGGATCGGTACAACCAGGAACACCCGTACAACTACCATCATTACAAGTAGCACTTGAGTTATAGTTCGTTGCTGCTGGAGTCGTACAACCCCAAACGCAAGTAACACAACAAGTTGTATCGTTACCATTAACGACGTTATTACAATCTGCGCAATTATTTGTATCATAATTAACCGAATTAGAATCCATACAACCGCTTGTCATACAACAACACCAGAAAGCTGTTTGGGCACTATTTCCATCGCAATCAAGTGCGCACGTTGGACAGTAATTATATGCAGAACAGTTTGTACAACCATCGTATTCACAACTTCCGTCGCTTACATTTGCATTTGAATTATAATTAAATGCTGTTGGATCGATACATCCAAGAGTGACGCCTGTACAACATAAACCATCACACCCGGGCGTTCCCATACAAGCTGCAGGACCAGTACAACCAGGAGGAAAACATCCTGAGCTAGAAGCATCACAAGGAGCATTAGCGGTCGCATCATAATTAAACGCGATATCATTCAAACACCCATAAATCCAAGGAATACAACTACCATCATTTACAGTGGCTAAAGGATTAAAGTTTGACATGTTAGAATCCATACAACCAGGTATAACACAAGATCCATCATTAACATTTGCTAATGAATTATAGTTTGTTGCTGTTGAATTCATACAACCTAAAACATTTAATGTTGTACAACTACCATCGTCTATATTAGCTAGTGGATTGAACTGTATAAAGTTTGAATCCATACACCCAAGAACACCTACAAAAATATTAACACCATCAACATAACCTAACCCTTGAAAAGAAAATTCACTTGGATCTAAGTGACCCGTTACTTGTCCATCAATAGTAGTTGTTATATTAATACCTTTTATATAATTAAACCATTTACCTTCTTTATTTATAAATTCAGGGATAACACCGTTTTGTAAATCTGTTTTTATGTTACTAACATACCAGCCATCTTTATCGGCTAAGTTATAATAATCTCTGTCTGTGTACCAAGTTGGATCATTTGGAACTTGATATTCTATAAATTCTGAAACTTTTGTTTGCGAACCCTCATAATTCAACGCATTAAAAGACTTAATAGCATCTGGAAAGCTGTTCATAATAACTTTAAAACTAGAAGGTACTAATGGTTGGTTATAAAACGTATTTCTATCAACAGTTTCATCGTGGTGAATATATAGTTCACCACTATTAAAAGAATAATAGTTGCTAGCCATACTAATAGCACTTTCGTAAATGAATGATTTAAAACTCACCCATCCTTTAACGTCCTCTCTAAAAGTTAATGTATATGCCATCTTAACAATTTAATTTATTGTAATATTATATTCACCTTTTTTATCATCATAACTACCAATAATTTTATCACCTAATCTTAGATTATCTTTAAACCAGTTTTTCATACCATGAGACGATATAGGTGTTAAACCATCCATTGATAATCTCATAACGGCTCCTCTAACTTTATCGGTAAAGTAAGCTCTATAAGCTTCCGACGCAAAAGATTCTGGATTTTTAGATATACCATACTCTCCGACAAAGGGAATTGTTTGTCCAAGTACGTTCGCGGTTGCCGTTAATTGAGTGTTTCCATCAGCATTAAATAAAGCGTCTTTATTTGCTAGTATTTTTAAAACTTTATCTTCACAAAGCGTAACTAAGTCCGTATCTCTTGTATGTAATTTCTGTATACTACCATACACTGGGTTTATATCTTTTGTAATTCTTTCAGCTTGTATAAATTGGTTTAAGTTGTTTACACCGCTAGTAGAATTATATATGCCTGAATATATTAATCCATATTTTCTATGTTCCTCTTTATATTGTTCGGCGAATGTTGTTGATGCTTTTACGCCATTTAAAATATAAGGTAAATTAAAATTATCTCTAATTCTATTTGACTCTACACCATTACCAAATGAAAAACAATTATGCCATGTTAAAGAAAAATCATTACTATAAAAAGGCATTGTATCATCAATAGTAATTGTAATATCATCAACATCACACGCTATTATATTGGTTATAAATTCTAATCCACTAGGAGTTGTTATTTTAACTTGTTGAGGATTTAAAGCCAACCAATCATTTACATCAAGAGGATCTGATGAAGCTGCACCAACAGCTCCAATATTAAAAATCTCACTCGCATTATTCACAACTATTTCTGTTGGGTCTAACGTTAAATCTGTAGCGCTCGTAATGTTAACGGTAGATCCATCAGTAGATAACCAAAGCAATCCTACATAACCACTTCCAGAACCAAGAATTTTTGAACCAATAGGTATCGCTGTCGCTATAGTTTCCCTATTTAACAATAACGGAATAGCTGAACTTGCTTCGTAATATATATTTAAATCCGTTGTTTCTTTTGGTTCTGTTTCCCATATAGCCGGGTCATCTGGTAATACCTCTAAGGGATTCACCGCTTCTATTATCTCAAGAGTATATCCTACAGATTCTACACGTCTATCATCTGCACTAAGATTTGGATCCATCCAATGGTAATTTTCTATGAAAGTTTCATTATACGTATTCATACCTGGTTGTCGAAATACTATATTTTGAGCGTTTTGTATTGCTGTAGAAAAAGTTAAATCAGATGCTTCTAAAATCTTTTTATAACCAGTAAGCCAAACGTGATATACTCCACTTGCTTGTTGGTATTCTATTTTCTTTACAATTGGACCACCACCAGCAAACGCTATACTATTAGCGGCACTAACGTTCGGTTCTACGGTTGGCCAAGTTACAGGAGTGTTATTATAGGAGGTGATCATCATGCCCGGTGCTATTTGCTGGTCTGTACCAGTAACCGAACACGGTCCAACAACACTATCGAATTTAAAGTAAGCATTGTTTGGATTAGCGGTGCCACCTGTGGCAAAGTTCGATATGTCACTTGCAGTACCACTTCGTGTTTGTAAAGTTATATGATGTCCATTTGTTATGATACCAGATTCTACTGGATTCCAATGTAAGGATGGCTCGAATTTTAAATCCCAAGTTTTTGTAAAATTAGCTGGATTAGTAAAACCTATATTTTGATGATATCCACCCTGAGGCCAACCATCAGGAGAATCTAAAATACCAGTCCAACTACCAAGATTAATCAAACCCCACGGTGGCGGGTTGTTGGAGTTATATCCTATTGGTGATTGATTACCACTATAACTGAAATATCTAATCCTTTGTTTCTCGGCAACACCAGAAGAGATTGTGTATATTGTTTTCTCTGGGTCTTCTCTCCACCTAACTTTAGTTCCAGGTAATAATTGCCCAGCAAAAGCACCCTCATCAACATGCTTTTCATTTCCTCCTGTCTGTCCAATAACCCAAAAGTTTTCCATGTCATCATAGTATTCAAGCCCAGTATCATCATTCCAATTCCAATCACGAGACCAAATACCACCAAAAGACAAGTCCATTTTCCAATAATTATTACCAGGATTATCGGCAATACCATTTCCTAATCCTGTTAACTCTCCTTTGTTACCATAAGTACCAGCTCCAAATGGCGTATCAAAACCAGTATATCCAAAACCTGAAGGACCCGAATCTGGCTCCGATTTAAAATTTGTATCATATCTTGTGGCATGATAGGCGCCATTGTCTACAAACCAATTGGTTTTTGGTGCGTCTATATTCAAATTCTCTCCAGTTTGCACCTGTGGATGATAACCTGGATAATACATCCACCACCCATATTCTTCATGACTTTCCAGCATGTCCTGGACATTTAGAAGGCCCCCACTAAAAGCATTAGTATAAGTTTGATTTATTCCACCATCATCTGCAAACTTAAAATCTTGTAAATAAGCTTGAAAATGATGTTTGCTAGGAGCATAAAAATTATATCTCGCTTGATTTCCAACCATATAACTCGTATTCCAACCAGGCCATCCAGTTGCTTGAGTAACATTAGGAAGATCAAACACAGACAGTAAAGGATTAGCAGGGCTCGCACCACCACCATCGTGAAAGTCATTTGTTAAATAACTTACTTTTTGAGCGGCTACAACCTTGTAATCTGCGTCATCATCTCTAAACATTTTTTTAATATATTTTCTAAAAATGTCATCATTTAAAATTTTCACAAAAAATCTACCATCAAATTGTGGTTTATTTTCTACAGCATATTTATAAATCCTTACTTGCGCACCATCTTGTATTTTTGTAGAATTTAGCCCACTAGTATCATCTGATATGAAATTAACATCATCTCCAAACACCCCATCTATTGCAACGTTATATTTTGCGCTTGAAAGATTACTTAAATCAGAATCGTAGTTACAGACTATTTCTGTTATTCTATATCTAGCGGAAACCTCATCTTGCTCTGACACTGAAAATTCAACATATAACTTGCCATCTGTAATGTTATGCATATTCGCTCCACTACTCATGAAAAACGGTTCATAATTCATTTCAAAATAATCACCACCTACACTTGGAACGTTGGTCATACTAGTACCAAAAATATCAGCTAAACCAGCTCCACCTATAGCGTGTTGTCTATCTTCTATTAATATTTTATTAGTTTTTACATAATCCGGTGCAAAATTTTCTATAGCTAATATTTTAAACCTAGCTGGTTCTAGTATAACCTCATTAGAATCTGTTGCTTTTTTTAATATTAAAAACGTGTCGATATCAACTTTATTTCTATCTGATGAAGGAAATGCTAACCAAACATTACCATCTTCAGCATCATAATACCTATCCATAGCCATGTTATAATACTCACCAGAAGTTTCTTTTATATAAAACTTCATATAAGACATGTTATGTGGAAAATCAATTCCATTAAATCCCACCTTTATTCTATTGTGAGATTTTGCGTATGATTTATCTAATTTAAATGTGCCTGTTGGGCTTGTTATTACAGGTGTTTCTCTACCATAACCATCAATAAACACTACACCTAATTGATATTCTCTTAATGATTTTACAGATTTCATAGCGTTTGTTGGCACTGTTTGAAATTGCTCTATAACATGTCTAAAATCTGGATAATAATTATTTGTTGATGTTCCAGCTTTTAAATCATAATTTTGCCAGTAGTTTGCATAAACAACTCTATTTCCCGTAATATCTTGTGCTAATGCTTTTTTAGGTACATTATCCCATGGGCGTAATATTTGATTTGAAGGTACAACAGCGTGTATAGTTTCTGACGTTATACTATAACTATTATTTTGCCAATTATTAGTAGCTTGTCCTTGTAGTATATTATCTTTTGGTCTTACAGTTTCTACAGTATAAACATTTGGAGAGGCATCTTCTTTATATAAGATATCAACTTCAACAACGTCATCTGGAATATCGCTTGGCACAAAGTTTTGTACATTTACAGAGGTCAATCTATTTGTCATACCAAGATTAAAACCTTTTTTTGGATGATGATCATAAGATCCAGGAATAAATACTACTTCAGACCAAGGAGCAAAACAAGAATACTCACCGTCTTCATATTTGTATCTGTAGGAAAATCTAGGGAATCTAAATTCAAACAGTTTCTCTGTTTCGTCAAACAAATCTATAGCGTAATTTAAAGTGTTGTTGCCACCAATGCTAGGGGGATTACCTTCTATCGCTGTTATTTGGATTTGAACGTGAGCTGTGCCTGGGAAATTTGTGGGCCAAAGAGCTGTCGGGTTATAACCCGCAGCGTTTGAATCTGCTGTAAATCTATTACATTCTTGCCCAGAAGTGGCATTATCTATACCGTTAGCTCCCGGGACATCACAAGGATTACTTGAATAAGTGTCTATCCAGCTTGTTATTACACCTCTTATTCTATAATCATTAATAGGTAGTGGAGGCGGAGAACCACTATCGTCGAATTCTTTTAAAACAACTTTGTCTCCTATATTCCATTGTAAAGTAAAAGAAGCGCTACCAGTAATATTTGTTTCCATCAATACTTGAAAAGTTTCACCAACTTGTAAAGATGAGAAATCATATAGACTATTATAATCAGCTATAAATGAAGAATTGTTTGTAGCATACCCTGGGTCTGGTACGATAGTCATTATACCATTATATGTTGAAAATGTATCACGACCTGTGAAAGTTTCTAAATTTAAGGGGTTTTGAGGAGATTTTTTTATAACAGTAATATGTTTTTCTTCAATATCTATTATTATACCAGATAGTGATATACCTAAATCTTCATTTACGAGTTTTGTATGTACAAGACCAGATTGAGTTGTACCATTTAAAGAACGTTGTATATTTATTTTTCTAGGTTCGTTTTCGTTATCTGTCCATAATAACATGTCATCAATAACATTTATTCCTGTTATAATTTTTTCAGTAAACATTAAACAATCTTTTTTTATATCTGCAAAAACTATTTCTATACTATTAGCATCAGAATATCTTAATATATAATCACCTGTAACGCTTGTGATAAACCAATATAAAATATCATTTTTTTCATCAGAAATAGAACCTACACAAGTAGCACCACTTGGAAACGAAAACCCAGATGATATTTTTGAATTACCCAATATATTTTGTAAAGCGCCAACATCAGAACCTTCTGAAGTTGACACCTGTATATTCATAGCATGTCTATATTGTCCATTTGAAATAATTCTCTCATCGAGATCCTTATTCATTTTACCTCCGGTAAAATTATTTTTAATCTCTGGCATGTACTAGTGTTTTATTTGTTTCGATTTACCTCTTAAAATTTGAGTAATTTCTTCTAATTTAATATTTGATAGTCTTAATTTTGCTCTTCTAGTTTCTACAATTTTATCTTTTTTAAATCTAGCCACTTGAAATTCTGGAACGTTTGCTCGCGTAGAAAGAATAGCATAAGCAATATGTTTATACATTGCTTCTTCAGCAAATTTATGAACCACCATTTCCCCGGGAGTACCCAAACTATCGCTTATATAATCTAATACAATAGTTTTTCCAGACAAATTAGAACTAAAGTGTATTTTTCCAGCATGGCAATCTATATAATAAGAACCGTTAGTTTGAGCATGTTGAGGATCTAATCCATATCTTGATCCGTTTAATGGCCAATAAGTGTCATCTTGATAATCATCTTGATTTTCAGATGGAGTTCCAGATTTATAACTTGACCAAGTGTCAGATTCAGAGTTTTGTGATGTAAATGTAATTTCCTCACTGTATGCGCTTCCCAACGCAGTTGCTATAGCTGGAGGAGAAACAAAAACAGATTGCGCAACTACATCTGTAACAACCGTACCCACCGCAAAACCTGCATTTGAAACAAGCATTCCAATTTTTACACCTGAATTTTCCATATCCACAATTTCACCTGCACTCATATCGTAGAATGTAATAACAGAATTACCTAATGACCAACCACCATGTTCGAAGGTTTTTTGAAAATCTGGAGTGTTTGTTAAATCGCCACTGGCTTGAGTAAAATTAAGTGTTACACCATCATAAATACCAAAATTGACAGTAATATTACTAGACAGCGTTACTGTTGTTATATTACTAGACATAGATGTACCTTTAACTGTGGTTCCTTGCGTTACACCATTACCAGAAACAGCCATGCCAACTAAAATATTATCATACTGCCCATCAAGTGGAACGATATCTGAACTATTTGTTAAAGTTCCTAGAGCTACTATATTAAAATCTCCATCACTATTTTGATATGGGTTTGGCGGGTTAGATGTTTTAGATGTTGGGTAAATTATATGTTTTATACCAGAACTATCAACCCAACTGACTTTAGTATAATTAACGTAATCTTGTGGAAGAATCATTTGTAACGTTGGTGGTAAAGTTATCTCTTGTGATTTACACGATTTAAACGTATCAAAAGATAATTCCTGCATAGCACGTTGTGCATGGAAAATAACATCAGGTCGTCTAATTTTAGGTATTATTTTATCTTGTCCAACATAAGCAATTAAAAATTGATTTATTATATTTTCTAAAGATGTAAACTGATATTTACCATAAGTCTTAGGGTCATCATAATAATTCTGCGGAGTTTGCGATAGTAATGCCATTTATTTATTGTTTTTCTTGTGAAATTTGTTGACTTTCTAATTGTGCACCAGCTTGTACTATGTCTTGTCTTTGTATAGCTACACCCGCAAATTTCAATATTTTATATACCAATTCTGTTTCTTCTGCTACGTGTAATCCGAAATTTACTGTTTTTGTTGGGGTAGGATCGTAAAGAGCTTTATCTTGTACAACAACATATCCCCATCTAGGTCTCGGTGGTAATGTAATATAAGTCATATCTACCCTAGGTATCCATCCTGGAAATATTCTTGGTCCGCCACCGGTTGTGGCATCAGTATTCTCCATAACATACATGGGATTTAGTCCTGTAGGTCTTGTTAATGGAGATCTTCGTAATTCATTCAACTCATTTTGTTGAACTTCTTGAACCTCTATATTATTCCTATAAATACTACCTATTTTATATACATTATTTGTAGCTGTTTGAAGTTGTATTATACCACTTGTAACAGTTATATTAGTATCCATTCTTTTAAGTATACTTAATTTTTCATTCACTAAATCTACTAAATCTGAATACTCAGATTCATTTCCAGGCATCCTACTGTATTGATTTATATCGTAAAAGTATTGCTCTATTATTTCATGTTGAGCTTGATCAGCAAATAGATTAAATTCCTGAGGAGTTATGTAACCTCTTTGCTCTTTGTTAGCCAACGCTAAAACTCTTTGATATACTGTATCTATAAGTACCATAATTTTTATTTATAATTATAAGGAAATAATCTATTTAAAGTATCTTTTCTCTCATCACATCCACAGTCTTTACCAGTTACTTTACTAATATTTTTAACAACCTTTTTTATCCCTATTAATTTAGTTATTTTTTCTATAGTGTCGCCTAATCCTTTTGGTTTTTTGTTTTTCATGGAACTTAATTTATAGTAATGCGATCGCCCTACGGGGCGATCGCTTACTACAGATTGATTATTTACTTAACCTTTTTTCAATGTTTGAATAAATTTCCATGCCTTCATCAGTTTTAAACCAAGAGGCTAAAGCTGAATAAGGATGTTCATCAAACGGAACGTTCATTAGTTTTCTATCATTAGAAGCCCAATGGAATGTTCTTTGATCTTGTGATAATCTTAATATCCCCATTTCAGTAGCTTTTATACCAAAGTTTCTAAGTATAACATTTTCATCACTTGCTAGATTTAAGAACAAATTTGGATTACTCTTAGCAAATATAAGTAAATCACGTCTAAGTTCTTTAGAACTCATCCCAGATACCTTAGATCCATTCTCTACTCTCATAATAGCCTCTGCCATATCAACATCCATATTTTTAGCGGCTAATAAAGCATCAACTTCTAACTCTAACACTTCCATTTCATCGGCTGCTTCTACTACTGGATTCCACTCATAGAATAATTTATCTCTATGCGGGTGATATAAGGATAATAATCTTTGTAATATTACCTTCTCTTTATCAACATTTAAAGCTCCGTTTCTAAAAATGATATGTGACAACCTTTGGTCACCTTTCATTTCATCTACAAAACACGTTCTTTGGTTTTCGCAATATTTTAATTCTCTTTCATATCCCTTCTCTTCATCAAAAAAGTAAATATTTGCTGATTTAATCATGTGGGATAAAGGTTTTCTTTTACCATGTAAAAAATAAATTCTATCTTTTATGTCCCAAGTGTTATCTGGACTTGGTAAAGGTTTTTCCTTCACTTTCGGTTGTTCAACAACAACCGTTTCTTCTTGTTCAAATTGAGGTTCTTCTACCTCAACTTTTGTTTGTTTTTTCTTTGCCATAATATAATATATAATAAAATTAATAAAAATAAAAGGTCGAGGCCGAAGCCTCGATCTTTTAAAATAAATGCTTAAACCATTAACATAAAGTTATTAGCACCTTGTGTAATTAAACATCTTTCAGATAAATAGTGAACTTGCATTGCATCTAAAGCAGATGTAACAGCTCCAACTGAACCAGTGGTCCAAGTTTTTAGCTTTCTATCGTCTGCTTGAGAAGCTCTATAACGAACGTGTAAGAAAGGTCGTTTAAGATTCTTTCCAAGTTGTTCATCATAAACTGAAGATACACCAGCTGGAATCATAACGCCTCTGATAGCAGTAACTACATCTTTATCGTTAATACCACCTCTAGTAGCTCTATCATTTAAGTATTTAAAATCAGATTTGTAGAAATCGTAAGAACCTCTACGGAATCCAGAGAAACCTAAATTTAAAGCCATGTCTTCAGAATTGTCAAATACTCCATAAGAAGTACCACCAGCTCCGTAACCATTCATTGAAGCTAACATGTCATCAATAGCTAACGAAGTAGATCTATTTAAGAACATCATGTTTTCTTCAATAGCACCCTGTTTATCAAACTCAGCTAATATAGCGTCAAACTCTGCTAAATCAGTAGCTGCGTTAACACCAGTAATACCTGAAGTTTTATTGCCTCTGTCACCAATAGCATCAAATAAACCTTGTGTGCCAACTGGATCATTAACGCTTGATAAGAAAGTATCTACAGTATCTGTACCACCTTTTCTTGATTCCATCAATGCCATTTCTAAATAATCAGTGAAACGCATTTTAGTATCACTTCCAGCTTTTAAATACCATAAGTAACCACTTTGTCCATCTTCACCAGTAGTTTCAACCCAACCAATTTGAGATGTGTCAGAACCAGAGATTTCATAATAATCTTTGATAATGATTGGCTTATTGGTAAAAGTTTTGAATGCTGGTTTGTTTGCACCTCTTTGATCAGTATCAGCGGTTCCAGCTGCAGTAAGATAACTCTTTCCTTTTGCATATTCAGAACCGTAAACTAGTACTCTTAAAGACGAAGAACTACCTGTTGTAGTGTAATTCAATGCACCTGATGCTCCTAAAGTATTATCTGAATAAACAGCTACGTTAACTCTACCTGAAACAACTGCTGTACAAATACATTGAGCTGTACCTGCAGAAGAAGCTATTAATAGTAAGTCGTTAACTCTAATACCGTGGTTAGTACTAAAAGGATATGTAGTACCGCCCGTAATGGAATCAGCATATTGATTTCCATCAATATCAAAATCAATAGTAATAGATCCACCTGCTGGTGTTCCAGAAACATCTGGTTGTGTTGTTGCGTTTGTTAATTGTGCTTTATAAGATAGATGTAATCTACCTTGTTCAGACCAAACAACCTGATCAGATTGCATAGCCTCTTCTGCACCGACTTGAGATAGGAAACCTGATATAGTCCTAGGACCAAATACTTCAGCTTCTTTTTCCATCAAATCAGGCAGATATTGTTGGGCCCAACCAGCCGTAGCTGTGGCCGTAAAATCGATGTAATTTGTAGCTAGTGTTTGTTGCATTGCTGCTGGCACTATATTCAAATTACTACCTGCTGTAATTGCCATAATTTTTAAATTTTAAATTATTATTTTTTGTTAATTTTAAACTTAAAATCAGAAGAGTCATCACCTAAAACTTTGAACTTCATTCCACCAGCTTGTATCTCGCCATGTGGTTGTCTAGGATCCATATCTATGTTTTTAGATTTGGCTATACTATCTTTAATAGCATCTGCTTTACCCTGTTCATAAAAATGAGTTGCTACAGCATCAGCATGCATCCCAGTAAAAATAGATTTATGATAGCCCGCCGCGTCTTCAATTTCATTATTTTCGTTCAAAAACTTTTTGACCGTATTATTGATATCGCTTTGAATCTCTTTTGTAGAATCTATATCTTTAACATTAAACCTGAATTTTTTATCTCCAACACTATATTCAAAACCTTTGAATTTATCGTTGAAAACTTCACTGGTTTTCTTTTTAAAAATACTCCTTGAGTGCTCTGTTGCTTTTTTGTTTTCTTCTGACTCCTTGTTGTACCTATTAAAGAAATCAACAGCTTTCTGTTGCTCACTCGTGAGCTTTGATCCGCTTTTAATATCTTCATAGTATTTGGACTTTAGGTCGTCCAAGTGACCTTTAGCGCTGGCAACTTGCTCTTTTAACGCTAGTTGTTTTCTTTTTATATCTCTTTCTTCATCGACTTCTTCGTCGTAAGAGAATTGATCTTCCAAAAGGAAGTTAATTTCTTCACCATTTAAATGAGGTTTTGATTGTTTGTAATACTCTCTTAACAAAGCGTTCTCATCTAAATTATCGTAATCTTGATTTAATTTAACATAATCTTCTAAATTACCACCAGTATCCGTCATAAAGTCCATTAGCTTTTGAATACTGTCTGGTAAAGGTTCTCCGGTTTTTTCAGTTTCATCTATAACATCCTTAATCTGTTCTTTAACCTTTTCAACTTTTTCCTCTACCTTTTCATCAGTTATTTCCTCAATAATGGGGGTGTCCTCAACCTTAGATTCATCTTCGCTTGGTTGAGTCTCTTTTGAACTGGACTCTGTTCCTCCTTCTCCCACCTCTTTGCTATCTCCGGATGGTTCTTCCACATGTACCTTCTCTGTTTCTCGCTCTTGAATGGCATCTTCTTTTGTTTTTGGTGGTTTACTTAAATCAACTTTGATAGGTTTGTCATCTTGACTAAATTTTTTCATCGTTGATTTCTTCTTAACCTTTATTTTTTCAACTGTATTGTCTACTTTAGGTTCTTCCTTTACAGGATTTTCTTGTTTTGTAGTTTCTTCAACTACTTTTTCTTGTTTTTCTTCCATAATATAATATAATAATAATTAATAAAAAGTTTATCTTGGATCGAATGCGCCTAAATCAAAACCACCTAATGTGTCATTAACTGATTCAAAATTCTTTGGTGGTTTCCCTGATTGTCTTTGATCTATTAGTTCAGATTGTTGTGTTGCTTGTATTCTAGTTCTTTGATCTTTACGATCTTCTTTAATTTGTTCTTTTTTATCTAAACCTTGCCCATCCATTTCCCTTAATTGCATGTTGTATTGGAATTCTAATTGCATTAATTCTTTTTTATGTAACACTTCTCTTTCCATTTTTTCAGCATCTAAATCAGCTTTAGTTTTTTCCAATCTTTCTTGCAACGATGTAATCACCTGACTTTTTTGTACTTCAAACATAGCTGTAGCTTCTTGAGCTCGTGTGTTAGCTTCCTGTTGTGCCTGCATATTCTCTTGTTGCATTTTTTGATCTCTTAAAGCTTTTTCTTTTCTCCTAATTTTTAACAATTGATTAGCTAACTTTAGATTTTTTATTTCTCTTAAATCGATAGAATCTTCTAAATCTATACTTTGTTGCTGAAGAGCCATTTGTATATTATTTTCAAGCATTGATTTTTCTTCTTCATCTGGCATTAACTCAAGAAATATACCAAAATCATATAAGTGTAAATTAGACATTTCTTCTAATGTCGCAACATTGTGAGCTCCTATAGCTTGAATAAATGCATCTTTTGTAGGTGAATATTCTAAAATATCAGATATTCTAAGTGACAACGCCTCTGCAACTTCAGCTGTTAAAAATAATCCAGATTGTAATATATGTCGCGTGGCTGTATTAGAGTTTGCAGCGGCTAATTTTTGAACACCAACTAAAGCGTCTTTATCTGGCGTACTAGCATCTCTAGCTTCGTTTAATCCTGTAACATCTCTTATCATTTGTAGGTAGTAATTATATGTACCAATTAAAGCCTGCATTTTATTACCACCACTACCACTTTGTATTTCTTGAATAGGTATTTTTCCAGGATTCATATCACCTTCCTGTGTAAGCGATCTACCTATAACAGAACCAGTTTGGAAGAACATATTTAAAGCTTCTTGTGGACTATAATTCGTACCATTACCTAAATCTATCTCAGCAAGACCATCAGCATCAAGATAAACACCGTCAGGCACCATTCTTGACATTACTTGTTGTAATTTTAAATGCGTTAACTGAATCATATCAGCAAAACCGGTTATTCTTCCAACTAAAGATTCGATTTTTCCATTATACATTCTAGGAGCAACAATAGCATAATTCATCTTTACTTTAGTAAAATCACTCTTAGGACGTAACATATTTCTTGCCATCTCCCATTTAAGCAATTTATTAGTGCCAAGAATCATAGCACCTTCATATAATGTTTCAATAGATCTTAACAATCTAGAATATCCACCTTCTTTATTTGTTGGTGGATTAAACTGGTCGCTCTTTGGAATTATCTTATCACCACCACTACCTACTTCTTTTAATTTATAAACCTCATTCATGTATGTTTTATAGTTAAAATATAAAACTTGAACTGTATTGTTATCTTCTTTATTTACAGAAAATCTATTAAAAGATTTATTACTTATTACTTCTTCAAGATCTTTTTGTTCTAGATGCGGAAATTGTTTTACTAATTCGTTAATTGGTATTGATTTTACTTCACCAACATAATATATGTCATCAAAATATGGTGAATCAGTGCGAGAGTAAACTAGATTAGCTGGATCAACATAATCTATAACAACACCTTCTGAAGTGTTAAAAGATGTTTTAACCGCGCCAATACCTAAAACAGTTAAATCATAATAAAACCTTTTCTTTATTAAATCATAATTGTTACCTTCTAATAAAACGTTTAAAGCTTGCTCTTCTGCTATTTCTACAGCTTGCTTATAACTAAGTTGCATGTGTAATTGCAATTCTTGCTCAGTATCCGGTAACTTTTTTGTATCGTTCTCATATAAGTTTATTCCAAATGCGGCCTCGGCATAATCATTAAATTTTTTGGTACGCATATCTTTTAGTATAGATTCCATATAAGCGGTTCTTTTACTAACCCCATGTGGGTCTTGAGAAAAGGCTTTTATATCATACATTCTATCTGCCATACCGTTAACAACTATATCTACAAATTTGGATATAATTGGAACTGGTTTCCAATCTAAATTAAGATAGGACAAATCACCATTAATAGATAACTCATCCTTATACTTTTGAATTGGTTGTTCGCCTCTAGCGTACAATCTTAATTTATGAAAACTATTGTGATTAGCTGTATATCTATTAAGATTTCTATCATTATTAAACCATTCTTGCTCTATAGCTTTAGCTACTTTTAAACCATACTCATAACTTAATTTCTCTACATCACTTACAACTTGACTCGGGAAATAACCTTTCATGCCAGACTCTGCCATATTATTCTTTGATTAATTTTGACATACTACCAGTATTCTTATACTTAGAAATATGTATATTTAATTTTGGTTTTTCTATTTTTGCGTTTGGAGCGTATAAGTGTCTATTGTTTGCCATTATTGCTAAACCTGAACTAATTGTTGCATCAAACTTTGTACGCTTATTTATATCAAACCTAGTCCAATCATTTAATAAAGCGTTAAAATACAAATCCCCAAATGTTCCATCTTGTTGTATACCAACATGATCTTGAATATACATCTCAATTGCTGCCGCATGAGCTTGTTTTATATCTTCGCTGGAGTTAGGAATTCCTCCAACTTCTTTTTCTGTTACAGACAATTTGTTCCATAATTTATCTGGTCTGTTCATACTAAAACCTCTATAACCTCTTCTTCTTAAATAGTATAATAATCTAGGTTTATTATTCTCACAAAGTATTGGCATTCCATAAAATACTAATGCCATCAAAACATCTTCAAAGAATATCTCTGCTGTGGGTGGTCTTGATAAATATTCCAAAAAGAAACTATTTGCAGGAGCATCTTCCATTGAGAATCTTGTTAATCCATGAAGTGCACCTTTTGATCCAACTCCATCTACTGTTCCTGATATGTCGTAACTATCACAACCAAACGCCCCCATGTGTTCGTTACCTGGATACTTAACGCCATTTTTAAGTATAACTCTATTCTGTAATTCAGATCTTGGTACCCAACTTAATTTAAATCTACCTTGTTGATCTGGGTAAAATATAACTTGTGTATCTTTTATTCCATTAACCCATTGGAAATTACCTTTTGTAATGCCAAGAGTTCTAGACATCTCTTCGTTATAATCTATTTGTTCATATATTTTAACAAGATTAAATATACTTCCCTTTGCTTCATCTCTAAAAGCGTGTTCTGTAGTTCTTGGGAATTGACGATAAAATTCATTTAAAGCATCATGATCACTTTTTAAACCATCAACTTCGTTTTGCCAATGTTCTATAATACCTATATCTATTAGTTCACCATCTGGACCGAACACATCGTGGTCTGGTGTATCAAAAACTGGAATTCCGTGCTCATCAATAAATCCCTCGTAGTTCCACTCCATTGGGATAAACATAGAATATAAACCAGACTTCGTTTGGCCATTTCTATTTCTCTTGGTGACATCTGATGCGTTATATAGTTTTTTAAAATTGTCTCCACCTTTATCTAATGCGTTTGAAGTCGAGCCCATCATACATTTACCTATAATCCTACTACCTAATCGTAAACATGTTTTTGTAACTCTCCAGTTATTTAATATATTATCAGGTCTCTCCCATTTACCACTTTCATCATGTACTAGAAGATTTAATTTTTCACCGTCATAACTATTATCACCAGTATTTTTCCAATCAATAGTTGTATCTAAACCTTGAATATCCTCTAACTTTTCGTTAGTTGTTATTTTCTTTCGAGTGAATTTACTAGCTGGAACCCTATATGCTAATTCTGATTTAGGTCTATCCATACCATCTTGAATCGGTTTAAAAAAGAATGGATAATTTACGCTAATTGGAACGACTTTGTCTGTAAACATTTTTTTGGCATCCCAACCGGTTTTAGAAAGTATACCATATCTAGCATCACTTGCAAGAGTGGCTAGATTAACTGCTTCAGCTGAAGACATGAAGGAAAATCCTGATCGTCTATTTTTAAGATAACATATACCATAGCATCTTTTATCTGCTTTACAAGCCTCCCAAAATATATAGAACAATCTATTTGCTTCCCTAAAGTCTGGAGCACCAACATCAATTTTACTCCACTGAAGATACATGTAGTGTGTACCTGTTATATAGATTGGTTTGTCTTTACTTATAAACCAGAACCCATCATCTCTTCTTTTAAATTCTTCATCTATATAATCAAACCATTGTTCTTTGTTTTCATCTGGATAATTTCTCCAATCAAATATATTTTTTAAATGAGACAATCCTTTAGGATGTTCAAATTTGACCCACTTATTTTTTTTATTTTTAAATACTTCTTTAGAAACTTTTGGTAGTGCTATTCTAAGATTTTGAATTTCATATATATCACCAATCTGTCCAGTTTTAGATATAATGATAATATCATGTTCTTTATTATATCCATACTTCCATTTCTTACCCTTATTAAACCTACTGATAGTTGTGCGTTTTATAGGTTCAATTATTTTAACTAAACTTTGCTCGTACATTATTTAGATCTACCTTCTGCGAATCCTCTAAAGACTTTTTCCTTTGTCTCTTCAGGTGCTTTGCCCTCCAAAAGGTTCTCTTCTTCTTGAATTCTGTTAAGTATTTCAAATGCGTCAAATATAGCTAGTTTTTTTGTAGCTGCAGCATTTTTTAATCTATCTGCTGATATATCATCGTCTGAATCTACAATTGGTTCTTTTGCTACTTTGATTAATTCCTCAACAGCTTTATGCCCAGCTTGGATTATATTCCTTTTCGTCTCCTTGATATTCATATTTGATAGTTATAAAATTAGATAAAACACGATATAGTCGTTCGCCATCAATAACGAACTCATATTCACTACTTGGTCTGAAACCAACTAGTTCGCCAACTTTGACGGTACCATCTGAATATTTAACAATACCAATCAAAGGCCTTTCTTTATCAATATTAAATTGATCTTTAGCTTTTATAGGTTTTACAAAACAATAACCTTTTGGGGCTCTCCATTTACCTCGAGTATAATAATCATTAGTATCACTTTGTCTGTATAAAAAAATTTGGTCTTGTGTTATAAAATAAGTGGATTCGTTAAAGTAACTTCTACTATTTCTTTCCTTATTTTTCAATCCATGCCATCTTCTAAAAACGTTATGATGTATGATAACTTCATCTCCAGGTTGTATATCTGTATCACCAATAATCGGTATGGATATAACTTTAGCAACTCTATTTACAAATTGATGATTATAAATCTCAGTATTTAATATAAGATCACCACCTTCAACTTTTTTAGTATTATTATATCTTTCTCCTACTGGCGTTACAACAAAGTTGTAAATACTCTTCATTAGTATTCTAGATTATATTCTACAGATACTGCCATGTTCTTATTGAAGTCTTTCCATGGAAGCACATCTTTATCTTTTTTGATATAAATAGAAAATTTAGTTTCTTTTTCTATTATATCGCAAATAGTATGACCACCATATACCTCTTGTCCAACAGCATAGTGCATAGCGTCATTCTTATAATCTTTACCTACACTAATCTTTCTTATCAGTTTTGCCATTTCCTGGATAGTTTATTGTACCATTTTGAATATCAATATCAAAAGTACCATAGTCTTTTTCAAATTCATTTTGCAATATCTTAAGTTCATCTCTTGAACCAGCGATACCGTGTAACAATTCGTGTTTTCTAACCTCCATAGAGCCTATTTCTAATTGGGATCTATTCATGTTATTTACAGTATTTTGAACTTTTTCTAGCTGTTCACTAGTAATTTTTTCTGGTTTAATATTTTTAATCTTAGGTGTTTTTGTTTTTGCCATTTTATTTAATTTAAGTTAATTGTTATTTTTTTATTAGAACGGTACTGTGCTGTTACTTAAAGCTGCATTTCCACCAGCAACACTATCATAACCATTTGTGGTACTGTCTGTAAGATCATCTTGTAAAGGAAGCCATAAAACTACCGCATCAGCCGCTGCTTGGCTATAATCTGAAGCTGAAAGTATTGGGTTTCTATGAGCCTCTCCGTTAGCATATAAGTAGGATGCTTCAAATGGAGTTATCACATGGTTTTTCCACATTATAAATTGGCACATTTCACCACCAAAATCATAACCGGAATTATCTATATCACCAATAATAAGATTCCCACTACTAGGAGTCATTCCTGCAGCATCAGAACCGCTTGCAGCTAAAGACTGTTCGACACCATTAAAATATATTTTCTTCTCGGCAGCGCCACCTATAACACCGGTGTAGGTGAGAATTATATGATGCCAAGATGTTGATGAATCTGAGGTCGTAACTCTTCGATAACCAGAAGAACTCCCAACCGTTCCAGCACTAATATCCATATACAATTTTGCCGCACCCCCACTTCCATGCCAAAATATTCTATACTCTAAATTGGCAATCCCAGCGTTCCCCTTATGACAAAAACCATCGCTTACAGTAGCATCTCTTTTAACCCATGCTGCAATTGAAAACGGAACATCATCATCACTACTACCGCCACTAAAAGATAGATCATCAACATCAGAGACGGTTAAAGTATCTAGGAAGCCATCAAAATGACATGCATAAGTATTCGTTGTGGTATTATGTACTACGGAAACTGGAGCTTGATATATTATTGGTATCCCTAATCCTAACATTATATACCGAAATAACAGATTATACCACCGTCTGCATCAGCTGCAGGAATTACTTTTGTCCATCTACCGTATATAGTTAATCCTTTTGGATAATTTATAGCATCCGCATCGTTACCTCCGGCACCGTGGTAGTTGTCAAGGAATACTAAATGTTGATCACCATCAACTGTTAATGACGCACTTAATGTAATTGAAGTTCCTGCAGCGTTCACACTAGTAACATACGTTCCTTGTTGGTTATCTCCGTTGTAAACCGGTGTAGCGGTTGTAGGATCTACACCATCACCAGCACTTGTCGCTGCCGTACCCATTCCAACTGCATCTGTGTTTTCATCATCTACTAATAATACATATTGTCCCTTTTTTACATCAGCATTAGCTGTTATAGCAATAGCAGTGCCCGCGGTTACTGTAGCAGCACTAGTACTGATAATTTGATCTTGTGATTGTGCTACTCCTTCGAAATTAGCTCCCGAAACAGTATTTATAAACTGAGGTCCATGATCTCCTAGGTCTTCAGTCTCTAGAACTGTTGGTATATTATCTGCTAAAAATTGAATAGCTACAATAACCATGCTTTGTGGTGGTATTATTGGTGTTGCTGTTTGACAAGTAGCACTACCCATTTGCCCAAATCCATAAGCGACTTCTGTTGAATTTTGTCCCATAATTTTTTCTTTTTTTGTTATTTTTAAATTTTTATTTAAGAGTTGTTATTAAAAAGCCCGAATAGCACGTACAAACAATCCTATTGATTTGTTATAGGTCATTTGGATGGGAAAACCCCCATTACCAAAATTCTGTATCCACCCTTTTGTGGCGGTACTCTCACTCGAGCTCCAATAAAAAAAAGTGGCGAAACCACCAATTGTAGTCTTGAGTTGGTACATTAGATATAATTCATCTTTTGAAGGTAAATACCAATCATTATAACCTCCAATTGTAAGATTTGTAACAACACGTGCAGCTATACCTCCCGTAGCACAATTATCAAGGATATTCTGCGTATTTTGTGCTCCTGTGTAAATAGATGTTTCAGTTGAAATTGAAGTTCCTTGACAACCAAATGGATCTGTTCCAGTCTGATTGTCGTATGGTGAGGCGATTAAACCGCTACATCCGTTCCCCAAGTAAAATACGACACCACCTTGATGAGTATCTCCAATATATGGGCATCCAAATGGACCAGAATTACTTTGATACATTAAACCGCTTCCAATTCCTAACATTTACTTCTTTATTTTCTCAAATGATCGTCCTCCAAAATAAGCGCCTATCACGGTTATTAATACTAATTGTAATAGATCTGTCCATTTAGGTTCTACTACGAAATTTATTGTTCCTGCATCTATAAATATCATTAAAACTGTAGACACTACTAAAAATATAAGTGTCATAGGTCTAACGTTTTTACTAAGCCATGAATCAGACTTCATATCACTATCCCAACGAGATGTGATTTGTTTCTCCATTTCTACCTCATGATTTGCTATGAGAGTTTGTATTTTTCTTTCTGCTTCAAGTTTTTCTTCTTTCGATGTGTGTAGATTATCTATTACTCCACCAATTCCTTTTATAAGTTCTGTTGCTCCAGAAGAAAATATTTTACTTAATATATTCATATTTTATAATTTTAACATATACCCAACGCTAGAAGTTGTGGCGGACACCAACCTTTCTGTTGTGGGAGGGGAACATAAAAATTGGGATTAAAGCTGTTTGGAATTTGATGGTGAAGATCCCATTCTATACATAATCCTTCAGGATAAGCATAAGGCCATAACGGTGGATGACATGTCCCGTATTGACTCTGTCCTGATAAGTTGTTGTAAGGAGGATTCCCAACACCTCCACCCATCCATATTGGTAACGTAGATACTGCTGGATTTGTAAGTGGTGATCCTAAAGATGGGTTTGACGTTGCGTTTAACGGTGAATAATGAAAACCCCACATTGTACCACCAATAAGCCCAACATAACCAAATTCTCCTGGAGCTATTCCCGCATATCCCTGAGGTTGTCCACCCAGGTTAGCGTTGTAGCAGCAGGCACCAGGTACCGGCGCTGGAGGAACTGATTCTTTTCCATCAACCAAATCACGAACTTCCTTATGATTACTACCAGCCATATAACCAACTTCTTTACCTTCAAAATGATGAATATGGTATTCTTCTAAACCGTATTTTTTACCCCATAATAAAGCTTTTTTTGGATTATCAAATAAAGGTACCCCATCTATTATTGAAAGAGTATAACGATTTCCCGGAAGATTCACAGAAGAATCTACTTCTGTTAGTTTTGGTTTTTCAAGAGTTACCTTTTCTTTTTCTTGTGTTGATTTAGCTTTACGAGTTACAGGTGAAGAAGGAATAGGATCTAGTGGATCTTGATAATGTGCCATTATTTATTGTCTTAAGCGTGTTTGCCATTATTAGCATCTATTTCCCAAGGAAAATCACCATCTCCAGCTTCTTTCCACTTACCCTCTATTAATATCACATCTTTTCCTTCTATAGTTTGTCTAGGAAAAGTTTCTCCATTGAACTTTACATAATCGTCTGCGTATTCTAATTTACCTATCTTTATATCTGTTGCATGCCGCATTTCGTGTATTAATATTTGCCTTTCTTCAGGACTATCTGGCTCTACTAGGTTGCTAAGATATATACTACCATCCATATTTGCCTCGCCAGTAACACCAGGTTCTAAATCTTTTCTAATAACAGGGGTTCCAGGTACAGACACGTCTCCACCAGCTTCTTGATGAAATCGCATTTTAGTTCTAATCTCACCACTTACAGCATAATTACCTCTTTCTGTTCCTAGTTTAAATCCCATTATCTATCTTTATCTTTTATCATATCATCTATAGCTTTGTTGTAAACTTTATCTGAATATGATTTATTTTTATAGAATACACTTCTCTCTGAAGTGGGTAAGTCTTCCTCACCTAATAGGATTCTATATATCCTACTTATCATTTGACCACATTTCCAAGATGTTTTGAACACTGAATACATAATAGTAGTTCTATTCCTATGTCTCCATACATCTATCCAACCATCTCTTCGTAATCTCTCCCAACGGTTCTTATCCCATGAATATGTATAAACCCCGTCTAAAAACTCTTTTCGTGTAAATCTTCCTTTACAATCTAAGTAAATTAATAATTCTAAATCTGCATCTTTTAAACCGTAAGTCTTACAGACCCACTTTCTAGTGAGCCTGTAATACTTAAGGATATTTAATTCACGCAGATCCTGCGCGGTTAGTCTCAACTGTTATTAAGCACCAGGAACAATTTCTACTACACCAGTAAACGGTGTGATATAATTGCTATTTAGCTCGTCCGCAATAACTGTCATAGATCCAGAAGGTTTTGATCCTTCTATAGCACCAGCAACAATTTCACATATTTGTGCGAAATTCAAATTACCAGCAGTACCAGTGTTTGGAATTGTAAGAATAACTGTTTCATTAAGATCACCAGCATCAGTATCAGCTAAAGTCTTAAAGAAAAGTGTACATGTGGTTGCGCTACTAGATTCCATACCGATAAAAGTATTTGATGGATACATAGCAGCAGTACCAGCACCAGCCGCTGTTCCTTCTCCAAAATAAACATAATTTGCCATTTTTTTTGTTTTTTTTAATTAATAATTTGTTTTTGTTTTTGAGTTTAAGGTTTAGGGATTCTGGCTTAGGTTTAATCTATTCTACTAGAACAACATCGCCTGATCGGATTACATGGTACAATATGTCTTTCCATGAGATACCGTGTCCGGCATGCTTATCATAGTATATTGTATCTCCATCTTTTAATCCTTCTACGAGGTTGCCTGTAGAAATTATCTTTGCTTTTAAGTACCTATTATCTTTATCAGTCTCTTCAGTCATTATTAACCCAGCGATTTTCTTAGGTCCTTCTTTTATATTTTCTATGATTATATAGTGATTAATTGCTTTCATTCATTCTTACATTTGAAATTACACAATCAGCTGATATAATAGTATTTACTACACTTACAGCGTTTTTCAATGCTGTTTTGGTAACTAATAATGGATCTATGATACCAGATTTAATCATATTAACTCTATCTCCAGTTATCACATCTATACCTTCTCCTTCTATATCGTCAAACCATTCATTAGACATATTAAGATCTGTATAATCAAGATAGTCAATACCCGCATTTTCTAATATTACATGAAAAGGGGCTTGTATAGCTTTTAATAATATCTTTTCACCCACTGTTTTACCAATAATTTTTTGAGATGCGTTGAGTAGTGCCACACCTCCTCCTGATACTATTCCTTCTTTAAGTGCTGCTTTTGTAGCATATATAGCATCTTCTGCTCTATCTTTCTTTTCTTTTAGTTCTACCTTAGAATCTGCACCTACTCTGATTATACCAACAGAACCAGATAGCATTGCCAATCTATCCTCTTGTTTTTTCTTTATAAAATCGTTTTTCTCGTTTTTAATGATATTTTTAACCTCTTCTATTCTTCCTTCAAGATCTTCACCTATATCATATGTAGTGATAACTGTATTTTTGTTGTCTGTAACGGCTTTTTCGGCTTTACCTAAGCAATCTACGTCAATTAGGTCTAAATCATCGCCAAGTTCTTCATTTATTACCTTTGCTCCTGTTAAAAACGCTAAATCTTTAGTAGCATCTTCTTTTGTAGGCCCAAATCCAGGTAAATCTATAATATTCACCTTAATATTGCCCTTAACTTTGTTCATTAGTAGTGCAGCTTTCACTTGTTGATCCACTGGAGCCACTATTAAAAGGGATTTTTTGTTTTTTATAACAAATTCAAGGATTTTTTGTATTTTTCTTATATTAGGGATTTCCGATGCAACGATTAGAATTAGTGGATCTTCTAGAACTGCGCGCTGTTTGTCTGTATCTGTTACAAAATGCGGAGACGTGAGACTAACGTCCATTTGTATACCATCAACTACATCGACATAAGTTTCTTCTGTCTCTGATTCCTCCATTAATACTACCCCATCCTTTCCTACCTTCGTGTACGCTTCCGCGATAATTTTTCCAAGATCAATATCGTTGTTGCAACTGATAGTGCTAACAGATTCCAGCATATCATCTGTAACTTGTATAGCGTTATCTTCAAGGTATTCATTGACTTTTGCCAAAGCTGAGTTAATACCTTCTTTAATTTCTCTAATCGATGCTTTTTTCCCATTTCGATTAACTTCTTTTATTAATGACTCAGCAAGGACTATAGCTGTAGTCGTACCATCACCAGCTTCTCTAACTGTATTTCTCGCGGATTCCTTAATTAAGGTTGCCCCTATGTTTTCAACCGGGTCAAATAAGACAACAGATTCGGCTACTGTTACACCGTCTTTTGTTATTACCGGTTTACCTAGAGCATCTTCGTAAATTACGCATTTACCTGAAGCCCCTAAAGTAGATGATACTGCTTTAGCAAGTTTCTCTACTCCTTTTATTATTCTTTTTTTAGCGTCGTCGCCAAAGTTTAAATCTTTGACGATTTCGCTAGGTAGATTGTATTCCATATTTGATTAAATTAAATTTGATTAAATTATTCTACGTACTTTTTTAACTGTTGTAAAGATTTAATATCTCGACTTGCAGCATCAGCCAATACATTTTTATTCATGTGAGAGGCATGTTGGTATCCTACAGGATCTATAAGTTTCCATTTACCAGTCTTATCTATAATTATATTATTAGCATTAAGATCTCCATGATATAGTCCCTTCGAGTTCATATCTTTAATAGTTTTGACTATGTCATCATACATCTTTTTTGAAAGCTTATTTTTCTCATAAAGCGTAACACCTTTAACCTTTTCCATGTTATAGCCTAATATTTTTCCAGCATCATTCGTAACTACATTTAAAGGTTTAACTATTTTGTTCGGATATAATTTATGCATACTAGATAGTGAATTATATTCTGCTAGACCTTCGTCAAATACCTTACCACCTCTTACGGGATGGGTTCTTTCTGAAAATTGTTTAAAATGCTGTTGACTAGTTTTACTTCCTTTAGCGAAATCGAAACCTTTATTCTTTACTTTAGTACCACCTTGAACACCACCCTTAATAATTGCTTTAGTTGCTTTATCACCTTTAAATTTACTAACTATATTTGATACCAACTTATTTACACCTGGTATTCTATTTAATCCAAGCAAACCAATACCTAAAGCAGCTTCTCCACCACCTTGCGGTACTATAAAATTAGTTATAGCGTCAACTATTTTTTTGTTTATATCTGGACCTTGTTTTAATTCAGTTTTTCCTCGAACCCCGGATTCACTTGGTACAGGAATATCTGTTCTTCTAGGAACATTTACTTTTTCTTCCTCAACTTGTAAAAAAGGGGAAACTCCTCCTATTACTGTTTTGAAAGGTGAACCCACTAATCTTTTATATTTTTGATCAAACCTCACCTTCACGTTTCTTAACTCTTTTAGCTATCCTCTTTCCTTTTCTACTCTCAGGGTCTACTGTTGCTAGTTTTGATTTTAATTTTTGAGTTTTTATAGCTTTTCTATCTGCTACAGAAATTACTCCACCACCTCTTTCTCTAGCTTCCGCTTTTGCAGTTAATTTTTCAGCTTTAATTTTTCTTTTTGATACTCTTTTTGCAAGTCTTGCAGCTTTTTTAGTTTTTCCTTCTGCAACTGCAGTCTCTTGTTTAGAAGTTAATTTTTTAACTTTAATATCAGCTTGCTCTGCCCTGGTAATTTCTGTACCGCCAGGTGTGCCTTTATCCATAGCCGCTCTTTTGCCTTTATGTTTTTCTTGTCTTATTTGATACTTAGTTTTTGCAGTAGGTGTTTCAACGGCTGTAACTTCACTTGCCACATCTTCTACCAAATCGGGCCCTTTATCATCTTCTTTTTTAGGTTGATATGTTTCCTTAGATTTCACATCCCATTTACCAGTTTTCTTATAACTGGCAGATTGTCTTTTAGCTTCAGCTATATAAGCTTCCTCACTCATACCCTTGTATCTACTTCCTTCCTTTTTTTGAGAAATTTCATAAGCTTCCTTCCAAGTTCTCTTAAGTGCTGAAGAATGTCCTTTTGTTCCACTAACCATAGGGAACGGTGATTGTTTAAATGCCATAATTATTGTTTTAAAATAAAGGGAGGAGAGGTATCTCCCCCCTCTTTATTAGTTATTCAAATGTTTTTACTACTTTCGGTCCTTTTGTAGCTTCTAATTTCTTTGTGAAATGATCAACACTTCCGTCGATAGCAGCTTCGGCACCTTCTATAGTCTCTCTTCTTGTTACATCATGCCATTCCTTATTATCAGGGTTTTGGCATTCTGTTTGATAAAATCCATTAGGTAGTTGAGTTATCCTCCAATGTTTCTTGTCGGATAGGTGTTTCCACTGGTTAATGGTGTTCTCGTTTACTTTTGGTGTACCAGAGTATGTACTGGTTTTGTAATACAAATAAGTCATTGTTTTGGTTTTTAGGTTATTTGTGTGGTATAGGGTCTTTCCCTATATTATTCTATTATACATCTTTAATTATTTTTCCTTTTCGTAAATTAGCATGAGCTATTTTAAGGTTTTCCTTCATTCTAGGTGTTACAGCTTTAATCCCTTTATTTTTTACTATCATTTTATAAGCGTTTATGTAATCTTGAGGGAATTTTTCAATTTGTTTTAGCTCTTCCGTTATTACTTCTGGTTCTTCAGTTTCTTCAATAGCGGTTCTGACACTCTTCGAGATTTCTCCCGCAAACGGTTGTTTTTCTCCTTCTATAGTCACAATATCACCACTAGATTCTGCTTTGTATCCACCCGACGTTTCGTATTTTGATGCTTCAGAGGCAGCTTTTGATACACCTGAGGAAGAAGTAGTCACGGTGGTATCTTCACCGACAAGTTTATCCAATCTTCTTTCAGCCTTTTTTCCCTTTTCAGTCATGTTACCGCTTTCAGCAGTAAAAGATTTTTCTATTATAGCGTTTAAACGATCAATCTTATTTTTCTCTTCACTTGGTATCATTGTGGTTTCATCAACCCATTCATCTGTATCAACGTCGAATCTGCTGGTTGTTTTGTAGTCAGGTACAATTTTTAGGGCAGATGCTTTTTTGAGTGCAGATGCTTTTTTTAATGCAGAGGAATGCCCTGATGTTCCCTGTATTGTACCCAGTTTAGCCGGACTGCCTTTCATTTTAAAGGGTGTACTTGCCATAATTTGTTATTTTTATTTATTTATATCTATCTTTTTTTGATTTGCAATATCTTGAGCAGTTTTACCGACTGCTTTTTTTCCAGCCTCACCGGATAAATCCTTAGTACTTGTACCCCCTTCCGATACTACTTTTACTTCTCCATGTCGAATTCTTCTTTTGGCTTCTTCAGTATCCTCATCTACTACAACTCCTGTACGTTTTTCATTCTCTTTTTGAACTTCTTGGTTACGCTTAGCCATTAGGTAAGCCTTTTGATTTTTATAAGCATCAGGATCTATATAACCCTCCGTTGTAGATTTTTCATGTTCCTTTATCTTTAGGGTTAATGCTTCTTTTTCTTCTTGTGCTATTTTTTGCAATTGTTTTTTCCTCTTCCTCTTTCCTCCTGCCTTAAAAAAACTTTCATGAAGTGGTGAATTACCTGATCGTAATTTAAATGGTGTTCCATGTGATTCTTCCATAATTTGTTTTGTTTTGTTTATTTACTTACTTTTATTATACTCCTATTTTCATTTGTGTAAAACCTTCTTGAGTGGCACCTCTTTTAGGTGGTGGTTGATTCATTGAGGATGTTATTGCCCCTATTGCAGCTTTACCTGCTTGAGATGCAAGTTCTCCTCCGTTTCCATCTCCGTCTCCGTTTCCATCTCCGTCTCCATTTGTGGTAGTAGCGTCATTGGATACATTCAAAAGTTGCATTACATTTTTTACTGGTGAGTTACCAAATCCTGAAAATCCTTTCATTTTAAACGGTGTTTTTATCATTGTTTTTTATTTTTAAAAATTAAATCCTTTGTTTTTAGGTACTTCTGGTAAATTCAATGGTTGGTTTACTGGACCACTACTATATTTTCCTGGATCCACCTTTTTTGTAATCTCTGGCGTTTTGAATTGTGTCGATCTTGCTTCTGTAGCCGCAGCATCCACTTTTGCTTGAGATTTTTTTGCACCATGTTTCATCATACCTCCCATTAATTGCTGACCAGCCATAACAAGTAGTGGAATTACTTTAAAAGGTGAATCTTTTGCCTTATTTGTACCTGAAGATGAATGCAATTGATAATTAGACATCGATTGATTATTCATTTTAAAACCCCTATTTCCTTTACTTTTTTTACTATAGTCGCCTATTCCTGCCATTTTATTGTTTTTATGTTAAATTTAACCTAATAAATCTTCTTTTTGTATTTTTAGTCTACGTGCTTTGTGCCATTCAGGACTTCCCATAGCATAATCTGTTGCAGCTGATTCAAGTGGGACATCTCCTTCTTCTTGTTCTTGGCGTATGCTACCTCCAGTGAGTCTATCCCACCAACTACCCTCTTCATTTCCCTCTTCTTGCAGACCTTGCACACCCTGATCCATTATATCACCCATATTATCTGTAATTTCATCT